TAGCTAATAAGAATTTTGCTCAAGCATTACCAATAGTTTTAGATCCTCCTCCAGGATTTCCTGGCCCAGGATTAGTACAAGCTACAGCTACAATGACAGTATCTGGTAACTCTATTACTATTACAATGACTAATAATGGTGCTGGATATTCTACAGGGGCTGTAAATCATACATTTAGTAATTATTTCTCTACTATTAATGTGCACTATCCAACAGCTGCTAATCTATGTACACCAGTAGGACAGTTAATAAATGCATTACCTATATACCCAAATATCTCTTTAGCATCGGCTAAGGTTATACCACAGATATCAGGTACTATACATTTTGGAAAAGCTGCTTCAGCATACCCTTTCCAAGTAATTGGAAAATGGTATAAAAATGGTGTTCAAATAGGATACTCTCAACGTAGAGCTATTACATCAGAAGGAGAAAAAACATTTACACATTATGGCCCACCAACTACCTTTACTAATACAGATTTACTAGATTATCAAATAACCTGTAATGAAACTATTATGAGTAACTTTAGTGGTGAGGTTTTATATTATATTCAATACATTTAAACATGAGTTGTGATTGCGGGTGCACAAGCACCAATACAAATTGTACATGTCCAGAACCAGAAGGTATTGCGGCAGCAAAGATAGAAAACATAGTATCAGCAGAATTTGGTGCTGGTGTTGATATTAATAACGGTGGTTTAGGTTATACTTATTTACTATATACTAATAGTTCAGCTAATAATCAAATTGTATACTGCCAAACAAATGTTAGTATAAGCTGTACAGTTACACATAGTGTAGTAAGTACTTATGTAAAGAATGCTGCACCTTTGACTAATCCTATGTATGAAGATCTTGCTAGTATTAAAAATGATCTTACACATTTCTTATTAGCTACAACATTAGCTCCTGGAGATACTGTGTCTATCAACCTATTATCTGATAACGTAAATGGTAAAGCTTTATGGCTACAATCATTTATCTATAAATACGAATACTAATGAATAGTGTAGAGAAGGATAATATACTACAACAAGCTTATTGTTGTGCAGGCAACTATGGAAACAAAGTAGCTAATTTACTACTTAGTGGAGATAAGTGTGCTGAAAAGGAGTTTGAAAAATTAGCAATGTTAACATCAGCTATTGATGCTTTAATATGTTATAATGCTCCTTTAGAAGAAGAAGTTTGTGAACTAGTTGATGGTGTTTTAACATGTACAACTACAACAACAGAATATACAAATTGTTTAACAGAAACAGAAGCAGATGCTGTAGCAGAAATCATAACTGATATCTGTAAGCTATGTGACTGTGATAATAACTAATTAAAATGCCAGGAACATTCGGAGATCAATCAAAAGAATATTTAAAACAATTACTACAACTAACTAGATATAACTTAGTAGCTTGTGGATATCAAAAATTAAGTGTGGCTGGTACAGCTGTAAGCTTAACAATACCTACTGATGCTAGATATGCAATGGTAGTAGTACAATCATCTATTACAACACCTGCTATTCGTTATTTAGAATTAGCTGATAAAACATTACCAACAGCAACTGATGGTATACCACGTTCAGACCTTGATGCTTTTGATATTCAAGGGGCACAGAACTTAGCTAATTTTAGAGCTATCCAAGTAGGGGCAGGAACACATACATTACATATTCAGTACTATAAATAATGAATTCAATAATAAAACAAGTAAAAAAGTTATATACCCCAAGTTTATCAAATCTTAGAAACATAACTTATGTTACTCCAGAGATGTTTGGTGCAGTAGGTGATGGTTCTACAGATGACTCAACCGCCATACAAGCTGCAATTAATTATGTTGGAAGTAATTCAAATGTAGGTATACATTTAGGTTATAATAAAAATTATAGAATAGGTACTGTTCTAAATGTAACTAGTAATGTTACTATCAAAGGCTGGGGGGCTAATTCTGTAATTAGTACAGGAGGAAACGTTCAATTTTTTGATGTAACTGGAGATAATAATCAATTTTTAAACATAGCCTTAACAGGTAGTGTTGTTGGTGGTTCTGGTGCAGCAAACTATGGTTTTCAAGTATATGGTAATGCTGGTTTGACATTATACAGAATAAATAATATAATTGATGGTTGTATATTTACAAACATGAATACTGGTGTATATTCAGGATTAATGGTTGGAACAAATGCTTCTAATAAACATGAGGGTGGATGGACAATTTCTAATTGTATATTTACTGGATGCAGTACTGCTATAAATTTCGCTGTTAGAGGGGAGTATAATACTGTCAGTAACTGTAAGATTAATAGTTGTACAACAGGTATTTCCTGTGCAGGAGGTAATAATACATTTATTGGTGGTCATGTAGTTGATTGCACCACAGGTATTTCAATATTAAGCGGTACTAATAATGCACATGGATCTTGTGTAGGTGTTAAAATTAATCATAATACAACAAATATATCTTGTTCTCACACACTAGGATTTACTTTTAGTGCTTGTCAAATATACTCTGGTAATGTTACTTTAACAGGTACTGGTAAAACTATATTTATAGGGTGTCAGTTTGGAATTACATCTAATACATTAACTATAACAAATTCACCAGTACACTTCACTAGTTGTGAGTTTGATACTGTTGTTGGTACATATACATTAACAGGAACAGAAGCTGTATTAACAGACACATATTCAGGTACTTCTAAGTTAGCTACTCCAAAAGTAGCTTATAGTGAGTTGACAACTCTAGCTGCTAATGGAACATTCTCAGTTCCTGCTAATATGGCTATTGATAGTATTACTATTGATAACACTACTGCAAATGCGGTAACAGGAGGTATAAAAATAGGTACTACTAATGGTGGTACAGAAGTTATTGTAGCACAAGCTGTCGCTGGTAATGATCTTTTAGTAGTTAAGGACGCTGTTATATTAAAAAATATTTTTAGTAAATCTGTTGCTACAACTTTATATATACAAGCAGTTACTGCCTGGAACTCAGCTAATTTAAATATATATATTAAATTAAAAGCATTAATATAATGCACGGTAATATATTAAATAAAAATAAAATTAAATTATTCAATACTGCTAATTCAGACCTAGCAGGTAGGATTATTATACTTGAAAACAATGTCTATAAGATCACATATTACGAGATTATCTCAGGAGCAAGCGGAACCCTTACAGTCCCTACAGCAGCAACAATCAATGCGGATGAGTTTTCAGGAGCAGATTGCATCCTCTCAGAAATCGACGGTAACAACAAACCCACTTGGATATCGCCTAAGACTGTGGGTGGCACAGTTGTTACAGCGACTCTTAACACGAGTACTGGGGCATGGGTAAAATCAGGAGTTACTGTTAGTGCTAATGTAGCATTAATATACTCTTTGAATATACGTGCTGCAGATTATGCTAATTTAACTAACTTCTATATTGTTGATGAAACAGTAATAGGAGATCTTAGTTATGTATTAAATAATACTACGACTAATTCAGTAGCCTCCTCTTTATTAGCAGGAGTACTGTCTGATGAAACTGGTACTGGTGCTTTAGTATTCGGAACTTCGCCAACCTTTACAACTGATATTACAACGCCATTAATAATTGGGGCTAGTGGTTTTTTAAGACTAAACGTAGGTACTGTTACCAATGGGGTTAAGTTAGAGGGTCAAGTAGGAACTACTACAAACGCTGCAATTTATTTAGACCAAGCAACGCCAAGCGCAACAAACTACGCACTAAGAAGCAATGGTGCAGCTACTACTATATTAAACGCATCTACTCAGGTGGATATTGATATAGCCAACTCTTTGGTTTTAAGGGTAACATCAACTGGGCTTACTTTAGATAGCGGAAAGGGTATATTATTTAATACCGCTACTGGTGGTTATATCGGCACTGGCACAACTCAAAAGATAGGCGTATGGGCTAAGACACCAATAGTACAACCCACTACTGCTTTTGCGGCTGCTACATTTGTGGCTAATGCTGGTACTGCCGTAAATGACGCTAGCACCTTTGACGGCTACACTATTAAACAGGTGGTGGCTGCTTTAAGGGCTATTGGTTGGTTAGCGTAATTTAGTATATTTGTACCATGAAACAAACACTTTTCCTAATATCATTCCCTTTCCTTTTAACATCACAGACAATATTAGGTTATAAGATAACTGATAAAGACTTGCATGATCAAGCTGGTATGATTATATCAGGTTGGGCATCATCTAGTGTCTATTATTGGGAATTAAAACCTTGGTTATCTATGGGAGCTGGTATAGGTGCTGCAGGTACAATAGGTGTAGGTAAAGAGGTTATTTGGGATACTTGGTTAGGTAGAGGTACTCCTGATCCACATGATGCAGGAGCTACTGTATTTGGAGGTATACGTATGAGTATTATATCTAGAATTGGATTTGATTACTACGAAAAGAAAGTATATAGAATAGATAGTTTAAGATTTCAGTTTGATAGCCTAAATGCGCAGAAAAATTTGGAAATTAGGTAAAAAAGTGTTATATTAATTATATACATTTAACATAAAAAGATATGGAAAAGGAAGTAAAATTAACAGTATTAGATCGTGTAATATTACCATCTGTACTAAAAAAGGAAGCAAATTATATGACCCTTATTATTAATAAGGACATTAAGAAGAAAGTAGATTTAACTCAAGATGAACTAGTTAAGTTCAAATTTAAGTCAATAGGTCAAGGTTTAACTTGGTCTTTACCAGAAGATATGGAAGATTCTTTCAGCTTTTCTTTTACAGCTACAGAAGTAACTGAGATCTCTGAGTGTTTAAATAAGTTAAATTCTGAAAATAAATTAACAGAAGAACTAATCAATTTGTACACAATATTCAATAAAATGTAATTATGTCCCAAGAGCATGAAATCTATAAAGTATTACTAGAGTTAAAAGAAACTGCTGGTAGTACTGCTAGTAAAATAGATGATATTAAGAAATCTATAGCTGATCAAGTTGTTAAACATGAGAAACTTGAAGAAGAACATAGAGAACTTAGAGATAGTCATAACTCTTACAAAGGTAAGATCTTATTAGTCAGTGGGTTTGTAGGTTCAATATTTGGGGCAATAACAACTTGGTTTTATAAAACATTCATAGATAATCAATAATGGCATATACCAGAGCACAAATAAATAGGATATCCGCAGATAAAAGAGCTGTTAGAGGTCTGGTTTATTTGGATACTGATGGTAATGCTTGGAAGGGTACAGATGATGGTAGGTTAGTAAAAACCTATACTTCTGATACAGTAGTAAGTGTTAAGCATGAACCTAGTCAAACTCCTGAGTCATTATCTCAATATCTGGAGAATCTAGATACTTATAATGATTTAACACAGGATTTTCTAAACACTTATAAGTTTGCACAAAAGACAGGTTATAAGGTATTTACATATACTGGAGATAACTTAACGGAACAAAAGATCTACAAGAGCAATACTCTGGTAGATTTACTATTTACAGTTACTTATACCTATACAGGTGATAACTTAACTGAACTATTAATAGAGAAGTCTGATGGTACTTTTACACTTACTAAGACATTAGACTACGATATAGATAATAATTTAACAAACATAACATTAACATAACATGTCAAAATCTAATACTTTTGAGAACGACCTTCTACAATTAATATTTAATAACGTAGATATTGCTGACATTGGTGATGCCGCAGGTATTCAAAATAGTGCTGTAGCTGGTTCATTATACCTAGCTTTACATACAGCAGATCCAGGTGAAGCTGGTAATGCTACTACTAACGAATGTGCTTATACATCATATGCACGTGTAGCTGTAGCTCGTACAATAGGTGGTTGGACAGTAGCTACTAATACTGCTACTAATGCTGCTTTAGCTCAATTCCCTGAATGTACAGGTGGTTCTGAAACCATTACCCATGTATCTATTACAGTAGCTTCATCAGGTGCTAGTAAGATTCTTTATAGTGGTGCATTAACAGCATCTCGTTCAGTATCTTCTGGTATCCAGCCTCAGTTTGCTGCATCAGCTCTTGTAGTTACTGAAGATTAATTTGGTAATTAGTATAATTTTTCTTACCTTTGTAGATTAAAATAGTATATGTATAAATGTAGTAAATGTAAATTAGAAGTAATAATTTACGATGAGAAGGGTGGAGTTTTACCTAAACCTATTAGAGCTTGTAACTGTAATGCATCAATCATTATGGATATGAATGCTCCTGAAGTAAAGGGTAAGAGTCAATTTAAACAGAATTAATGAGTGGATTTAAAACCATAGGACAAGTAGTAGACTGTGAGTTAGAAGGTAGAGTAAGAGATTACATCTGGCGTAAAACTCCTTCACAGGCTTTTACATCAGGTATATGGGTAGATCTATCAATGAGTCCTGGTATGCCTGTACCTAAGTACTGGTTTGATGCTGCTCCTTTAACTGCTAAACAAATTACACAGTCATCAGATGGTGGATTTTATCATGGTCCTAATGTAAGTCCTTCAGAGAAGTATTTACGTAAAATAACAACACAAGCTAGTGCAGCAACTGCATTACCAATGAATGCTATTCTATGTGATTATTTATTGTATTATCCTACAATAGATGATGGTACTACTGATGAACAGCTAATGGATAATACAACTACTCTATCAAGATACACAGATGGTAGAGGGGTACAAATGATAGCAGTAACAACAGGTGCTAGAACTGGTGGTCAAACTTTCACAGTTAAGTATACTAATCAAGATGGTATAACAGGTAGAGTAACACCTCTAGTAAGACAGAATACATCTACATTATTAGGTACTTTAACAACAACTAATACAACAGCAGTAAATGGTGCTGGTCCATACATACCTCTACAAGATGGTGATACTGGTGTTAGAGCTGTAGAATCTGTTACAATGACTAATGTGGATACTGGAATCTTTAGTATTATATTAGTTAAACCATTAGTACAAACTTGTTTTAGAGAGATTACAGTACCTTATGAAAAAGATTTTTTAATACCAACAACAGATTTAGTAAAAATAGAAGACAATGCTTTTTTAAACTTTTTATGTTTACCTCTAGGTACTCTAGCAGCAACAGCATTAAGAGGAGATTTAAAAGTAATATGGACTTCATAAAATAAAATATAATGCCTGGATTTTCAAGTAATGATCAGATAATAGAAGCGTTAAGCTTAGGACAAAAATGGGATGCTAATTGGTCTAAAAACACAGCCCCTACAACTGTAGCTATTGCCAATGAATGGGCTACTTTATTTAGAGGAGCTGGTAATCCTCCTGCAGATGCTTTATATAATACAGGAACTAACTTAACTTTTCAAGCTGTAAAAGATACCACAGCAAATGCTGCATCTATCCCACATGGTGGAAATGTACAACCTACTTATTATAAGTATTTATTAAGTGGACATGCTGTAACTGCTGCTGCAACCGTAGCACCATGTACATTAGCTTTAGTAGATGTAATAGGATTCTATAGGGTTACATCAGTAACTACTACTACTGCTCAAGCTACTACTAATACATTAGGTCAATCAGATACATTTACTGCTGATGATACTACTGATATTTGTATTTATACTTCAACAGCGAATATTCCTAGTAATATATTAACAGGAACAAGAGTACGTTTAACAACAACTACTACATTACCTGCGCCTTTAGCCACAGCTACTGATTATTATGTTGTTAAGGTTTCAGATACTACTTTTAAATTAGCAACATCTTATGCTAATGCTGTTGCAGGTACTGTTATTGATATAACAACTACAGGTACTGGAACACATACCATAACATGGTTATTACCACGTTATACAAATGGTGCAGGTGTACAAGCAATTATATTTAATTCTAATGCAACAGCATTAGGAGCAGCTACTCCTAACATGAGTTTAGGATACACCAATTCTAGCCAAACAACATCAAGAGCTACACCAACAGTGTTACCTATTGGTAAAACAGCTTGTCCAAACTCTCAGATTGTGTACACAGGAGCTACAGGTACAGGTAAATATAATTATATGATGCCACTACAAAGTGGTGATGCTGGTATAGCGGAAATAAATACTATTCAAAACTCTACATCTTATGTAAGTGGTGAGTATACAGTTGCTTTAGTAAAAGAACTTGGTAGATTCCCTATATCAACTTTAGGATTAGCAAGTGAGCGTAACTTCTTATTTGAATATCCTAGTATGCCACGTATTTATGATGGGGCTGCTTTATATTTCTTAATTGGGCATGGTGCCGCTACACCAACAAATAGTGCATTAAGTGGTATGTTAACTACTGTTTGGAGATAATGTTAATTACTAATTACTCATATATTAATAAACCATTAGGAAGAAATCATAGTGGAATAACAAACCCACGGTGGGTTTGTAAACCAGAAGTTATGAGAAATTTCTTCACACAAGCTGATATTACTAATATAGAGCAGATAAAAAGAGATTCTTTTCCTACAGGAACCAATCCTCCTTACTCTTATGTGTTAGGAGATAAAGGTGGTTTATTAAGTGCCTCTACTACTAATAATGGTAGTGCAACTATTGCAGGTAATATATCTCAAGGTATTAATATTGATGCTACATTAGCAGGAACTAGTGATATTTCTACAGCTAACTTAGCTTTAGTAGTACAATTAGCTGCAGCATTAGCTGGAGATGGTCAGATCACTGCTGCAAATCTTGTAGGTACAATTGCTTTAGCAGCTACCTTAACAGGTACTGGTAATCTTACAGCAGGTTTAAATGTTATTGCCTTTATGACTAGTACCTTAGCTGGTACTGGTGGATTAACTGCAACATTAAGAGGTACTTTAGATATGTCTGCAGATATATTTGTTAACCAATCTGAAGCTACTGTACAACAGTTGATAGAAGGTGTATGGAATGCTATGGCTGCTGATTATAATAATCCTAATACAATGGGAGAAATTATGAACAACTTAGGTTCAGTAGCAGATCCTTGGTCTACTACATTACCAGGTGCTTATGCTCCAGGTGAAGCAGGATATATATTAGGTAACTTATTAGTTAATATACCTGATGCTGTTTGGGATGAATTAAAAACTACACATACTACAGCCAGTTCATATGGTAAGATAGTTCAAGACTTAGAAACAATAGCTAAACAAATAAAAGGATTAACAGCAGCAAACCTATAGATATGATAGATACAACTTATAATGGATTGAAAGAATACTTTAAATCCTTAAATTACACATTTGATGAAAGAGTATTTGGCATCAACATTATTGGTATTAGATCTTCTTTAAATGCTACAAACTTATGGGATGATAAGTTAGTCTTAGCTTATATTGATAATAAAAGACAACCTGTAGTTAGGGAATTTACTAACTTTACTACAGACCCAGGATATTATTTCCTTAAAACCAAATTGTTAAACCCTAAAGGTTGTGCTATTCTTTGTGAAGGGCAACATTTAAGGATGTTTACAAATGGTAAACATAATAACAAATATGAAGCATTAGTACAGTATGCTCCTGTAAAGGTATATCGTGATTCTAATAAAGATAATATATTAGATACAACTCTTATTGATAAGGGGATGTTTGGTATTAATTTACATCATGGTTATGGTTCAGCATTAGTCTTTAATAACTCTGCTGGATGTCAAGTATTGAAGAGTCCTGCTGATTTAACAATAGTACTTTCTTTAACTAAAATCCATGAATCTGTATATGGTAAAGGTATTAACTACACATTATTAAGATAATATGAAAAAATTAACAAAAGAATTTATGGCAGACTGGGGAGCAACTATTGCTGGTATCCTAGTTGCTTTAGGATCAGCATGGGCAACCATTGACTGGAAAGAGTTTGATATCAATAAAGAATGGCCTCATTTGCTTATTACAGCAATGATTGCATTAGGTGGATATTTCTCACAATTTAAACTAAAAAAGAATGTCAATACAGAAGCTTAAAACAGTATTCAGTACAGGTGCTTGGTTAAATAAGGTTAAGACCTTCTATGATAAGATCAACGAGATCATTGATTATTTAAATGGTACAGGTCCTAGTGGAAGTGGTTCTTATAAAAAATATGAAGCCCTACTATCACAACAGGCTTTACAAGATCCTACTGTATCTAGTCTATTAAATAATAATACTGGGCAAACATTAACTTGGGTATATACTGATGTAGGTCAATATACAGCTGTTGGAGACTTTCCAGATATAACTAAATGTGCACTTATTCCAGGAACTTCTCCAGGAGCATCTCATATAGCTTCATTATTTACAACTAGTAGTGTAACTATTTTTACTTTTGATACCGCTGGCTTAGCTGCTAATGAAGTGTTATCAAATACATTTATAGAAATTAGAATTTATAACTAATGTCTAAAGAAAATATATTTAAAACTATTAAATGGGTAGTTATAGGTGTTATAATTTTATTATTGCTTAAAGAATGTAATAGTGCTATTAAATCCTATCTACCTGGTTTTAAACCTAAATCTGATACTGTTGTTGTGACTAGTCATACTTCAGATACTATTTGGGCTATAGATACTATTTATAAAATAAAACCTAAGAAAGTCTTTATTCCAGTAGTTGATACTTTTTGGAAACCTGTACCTATAGATACTATGGACTTTTTTAGAGTATTTGTATCAAGAGATACCTTCCCAGATTCAAATCTTACTCTATTTACTGAGACACATTATCAAGGATTGTTAAGAGAAATTAAACCTTCTTATAAACTTAAAATACCTATTAAAATAGTTGATACCGTTAAAGTAGCCACAACAATTACAATTACAAATACAGTAACTGTACCCAGTACCCTACAAATGCATATAGGAGCTATTGTAAGTTCAGAGCTATTAGCTCCTGAAGTTGGGGTATCTTTAAAAAGACATACTTTTAGGATTGGATATAATCTATATACCCCACAAAATAAATTTCCTACAATAGGATATTCTTATACAATATTCAGAAAATAATCTTATCTTTACAACATGCAAGTTACTATAAATGAAATAGCTTCTGATGTGCGCAATATGGCTACCTCTGGTGACCTATCTTATGCATTTAGAATTGAAGATGAGCAGATCTACTTTTGGATCAATGAGACCAGATCTATGCTTATTTCTCAAGCATTATCTAAAAGGCAGAACATTAGCGATGTTTGGATACAAGCAATTAAATGCTTAAAGATGATCCAAGTAGATGCTACAGAATGCTGTTTAGATCCTAGTACTTGTGTAGTATATAGATCTGAAGAGCAGTTACCTATAACAATAGAAACACATATAGATAACTCTATCATTAGAGTTGTTTTTCCTAGTGGGGAAGTTATTAGTAAAAGTAATGCTTTTGAAACTAAGTATTTAAAGTACAATAAGTATACATCTAATAAAGCACAATGGTTTATTCAGAATGGTTACTTATATATAACTAATGTAGATATATTAGAATATGTTACAGTTTATGGATTATTTGAAGACCCCTCTGCTTTATCAGAATTTACTGATTGTGGGGGAGATGCTTGTTTTGATATTGACGGTCCTTATCCAGTATCAATGAAAATGGCTAACGAAATAACTAATTATATAATTAAAACCAAAGTAGTACCTTTCATGAAGTTCAAGCAAGATGATACCAATGATGGTAACAATGAAAGTGCTCAATTACCAGGTACACCATAATGTTTAAGATAGGAAGAAGAACTAAAGGAAAATTAAAGGTAGATATAGGATTAAAGAATTTCTATGCTGAATATAAAAGAGAAGCTGAGATTAAGAATCGAACACCTGTATCATACGAAGTATTTAGCAAGGCTATAAAGCTATTCAACACTAAAGTATCTGAAAGGGTAGTTTATAAGTGTGAAAGTTATAAAATGCCTTATAGGTTAGGTTTGTTGGGAGTAATTAAGTTTGAACAGAAGTTTGATCCTGATAAGAAATACAAATGGGCTGTAGACTGGAAAGCATCTAAAGAACATAATCAGATCATCTACTTTGAGAACTCAGATAGGTATAAATGGAGATGGGACAAATCCTATACTCGTTTTAAAGGTAAGAAATATTACGCATTCAAAGCTACTAAGCAAAATAAAATATTAATTAAAACAGCAAAACAAGAGAATCCTAAGTTAGACTTTTATTCAAAACTAGCACCATGATATACAAATATAAATCATCTAAATCTATTATAGCTAAGCTATATCGTGATTTAGGATCTAATGGAGAAATTAATGAATCAGATGTCCTTGAATGGATAGGTGAGGCTATGGCTAGAATTGGTGCCTACTCACAATATCTTAATAAGTCTATTGTGTTAGAGGTTACTAATTACAGGGTAATGTTACCTTGTGATTTTGTTTATCCTATTGATATAGCACATAATGGTAGACCATTATCATGGAAAAATAAATCTATGATAGCTAACTATGGCTGTCCAGATTGTAATCAGATACCTCAATGCTGTACTGATCATACTTTTTATATACAAGATAATTGGATCAATACTTCTTTTGAAGAAGGAGAGTTGTGTTTAGTATATCAAGCTGTAGCTACTGATGATGAACACTTTCCACTAGTTCCTGATAATACATATTTTGATGAGGCTCTATCCTCATACTGCACTTTTAGATTAGATAGAATAGATTACCGCCAAGGTAAAATAGCTAAAGATGTTTATATGGAATCCCAAAGAGATTGGTTATTCTATGTTAACTCAGCTAGAGGTTCTGCTAATATGCCAGACACAGCTAAAATGGAACAACTTAAAAATGTATGGTTAAGGCTAATGCCATTAACTAATGAATATGCTAACTTCTTTAGCAATACAGGAAACAGAGAAAGGAAATACTTACAATAATGGAAGCAGTTAATGATTTTTCTAGGGGGATGCAAAGCGATGTATCTAAATTGATACAAGCTAAAAATACCTATTTGGAAGCTATAAACTTCCGACCATTCACAGAGCTAGGTGCATCTAATACTTCATTAGTTACTATTAAAGGTAATGAGTGTGGTGTTAAGTTTCCTACTATGAATGATATCTTTAAGTTAAAAATAGATATTAAAGATAACACTACTTTTACAGATACTATAGATTTTACTATTATAGGCCCTTGGGGTACTGATACTGTTACTGGATTTACTGTAAACAGTTCTACTAATATCTTTACATTATATCAAGAAATTATTGCTCTACCAAACTATGGTACAGAATATACAGCTGCATATAAAGATGATTATATCATGATCTATCAACGTACTACTACTGTAGATTGTGTTGATGATGTTAGTCCTTTTACTGTAGATATATCTGAGAATTCAGCTCCTGGAACTCAAAATACTATTTGGTATGTTAAGCCAGATGGTACATTTGTAAACAATCCTATTGGTCTTGGAGATGATACATTCTTTATTCCTGCGGCAGTAGATCCACTTATTCCTATTGGTTATACAACTATTCTTGAAGATGTTTATTTATTTGTAGCTGAAGATAATCCAGCTTATACAGATATCTATCCATCTGGTATAGGTATTCCAACTAATGATTCTTATTCATATCCTGGTTACATATTTAAATTACAATATGATGAATCTACATCAGCTACTACACTTACATTAGTATATGCAGCTTATTTGAACTTTACTAAGTATGCAGCTATTGCCCCTAGTGCAGCTATTGGTAGATATGAATCTCAAGAAATTCAACGTATTTATTGGTCAGACTTTTATAATAAAGTTAAAACTTTAAATGTTACTGATCCACAAGTAATGGCTATAAATCCTATATTAACAGGACTTAATCCATCAGTTGGTTTTGACATTCCTATTATGACTAACATCATAGCAGGATCCTTGAATGTAGGTACTTATGAACTATGCTATAGATTAAAACAAACATTAGGAGCTATTACTAATTATAGTACTGTATCTAATATGGTACATTTAGCTAGTCCTAGTATCACTGATTTTTTAAACTATGAAGGTAGTGTACCAGGATCTAACTCTAATAAAGGAATTAGATTTAAGATTTCTAATGTAGATAATGCTTATGATGTTATAGAATATATAGTATTATTCAGAGATAGTGATACTGATGTTTGTAAAGTTTATTCTTTAGATGAAGAAAATATACCTACTAGTGGTATAGTTACTGTAGATGTTACTAGTTTAGCTTCTGCTGATGAGATATTATTAACAGACTTCTTAGCTATACAATCTTCATTTACTCATGCTAAAACTGTAGATACAAAAGATAACCGTTTATTTTGGGGTAATGTTAAAACTAAGCGTGGTAGTTTACCATCTTGGGATGCTAGAGCTTTTAGAGCTAAGACAACAGATCCTATTGGTTTAGTGAATAACGATGATGTCTACTTAATTAATAACGGAGTATCTACTGGGGCTATTACTCAAGCAGCTGCAGAAGCTTTTCCTGAAACATATGATTGTATTAATGAGTACTATGATAATACAGGTGGATTTGGTACTGATGCTTGTTACTATAAACCAGGTGCTGCTTATGTAGGTGGATCACCTGTATTAGGTGGGGCTGGTGCTAATATATCTTATGAATTTGGTACTTTAAGTATTAGTCTAGATGATAATGATACAATGTATAATTATGATGCTGGATATAATATTTATAGTGATGTTCCATTTAGAAATGTTAATGGTGATACAAGAACACAAACTTTATTAAGTTCACCTAACGATTCTCCTAATCAGACTTATACACTAGATACTTTTAACTCTATGAAAAGTCCTTATAGAAGTTCTTTATTAAAAGGATTTCAACATGAGGAGATTTATAGATTTGCTTTTGAGGCACTTGATCTTGAAGGTAATCCCTATTTTTCAAAATGGATAGGTGATATTAAAATGCCATCTTATGGTGATCCAAATACTAATCCTGATCCAACAGCATTAGCTTATGGTGTTACTGATTTTAGATTATCTTATAATGGTTCTTCTCCTAATAGTAACGTATATGCTACATATGGTCAAGTTCTATATATTAAATTTGAGGTTGATGTAACTGCAATAAAAGATGTTATAAGTGGCTACAGAATTGTTAGAATGGAGAGAGATACTAATGCTAACAAAACTATATTAGGTTGTGGATTAATTACTCCTACTTATGCAGAGAATGCTGTATCTAATGATGTATTCTTACCTTCTTGTTGGAGGTATGTTAATAGGACAATACCTACTATTCTAAATCCAGCTAATCAAGGGAAACCTTGGAATCCCTCACCATCACAAGATGTTTGGGAAACTCTTACTATAGATGCTGCTACACATGGATCTATGGATCCTAAAGCACGCACAACAAAAACATTTGATTGTTTTGACTTCTTTGTAAATAATGGATTCAGTGCTGCCACAGGTGATAAAATGCTTATAAGATCTAAGCAAACTTCTAAAAACTATGTAGATGCTTTAGCGGGTAATAGCATGGGTTATAGATGGTGGGATTATAGTAATGGTAATGGTGCTGACTGGTATAATATAGGTGGTCCACCTAGAACTATGAATGCTTTAAAACCATTAGTAGAATCAGTATTTCCTCTTTTTGGTCCTGGTGCTTATGGTATAGATGCTTATAACTTTAATACAGGTTTAGGCGCTACTGTAAATCATCAAACAGGATATGATTCTGATCAAATGCCTTACTACATCCATAAGTATATGGATAATAATATATTTGGTACATTTGCTACTGTAAGCGCTTCAGGTACTTATAACGTAACTATTGATGAAGCTCAGTGGGTTGAAGCAGGTATTAATGAAACAGCAGCTTTTGGTACTGGTGCTGTATACTGTAATTACGGCAGAACTTATGGTACAGGAGGACAAAAAACAATTAACCCTTGTATTGGTCATTCTACTTTAGCTATGTCTATAGCTTTGAATGAGACTGCAGCTCCTTTTAGTTGTGACCCATCAACAGATGCTGGTAAATTATTAGCATTATATTATAGACCTAATACTAATCAATATGGTGGTAATACCTATGCTTCTAGAGCGGGAAATACATATATAGCATGTGGTAGTTATATTCCTATAAAAAGAAATGGTCTTGTTTTAACAAATAACCTTTCTTTAACCATTGATACATTAGGTGGTGATATCCAATTAGGATATTGGGATATGCAAAAAGCATCTAAAGATGTAAGCAATGGTTCTGCATCAGGGCCTATTTTTGAATATTATGGACATGGAGCTGCAATAGATACACAATATGCAGGAGGACTTGGCGTAACACCTTTACAAGCAGAGGCTACAGTATCTGTTACATTAATGTTTCCTTGTACTAATATTGCTAACTCAGAAATGCGTTTTGGTGCTCATATCAATAGAAACTTGACTAGCAACGTATATATACAACCAGACACTAATACTTATGCTAATTACCATTCAAACGAGTCTAATGTAGTTAAGTATTTCTCTGAGCCTTTAGATTTTGTTGAGTCTGATAAGTGGATCAATAGGGTACATTACTCTGAAGTAAAATATAACAACGAGACTAAAGATAGTTGGCAAGTATATAAGACTAATAACTTCTATGATGTAGAAGGTAACTATGGTTCTATTAATGCTCTAGTAGCATTTAAAGAAAACCTTTACTATATACAAGAACGAGGATTTGGTATACTATATGTAAATCCTATGACTGCTGTTACTAGTGATAATAATATCCCAGTAGTACTAGGTCTAGGTGCTACTATACAACGTCATAACTATATTAAGTTAGATGTAGGAACTATGCATCAATGGTCTGTATTCAGATCACCTGATAACATTAGTTTTATAGATAGTAGACATAAGACACAATATATGTTCAATGGTCAATCTTTACAACCTGTATCTGATTTAAAAGGACAACGTAACTTCTTTATTAAGAGATTTCATCCAGATATTATTCTTAGAGATAATCCTATTATAGGTAAAGGTGTGCATACAACATATGACTTTTACCATAAAGAGTTCTTAACTACTTTTAATAATGAACATGATCCTGCAGATGTATCTTATGAACAATACACTATTGCTTATAGTGAAGCTATAGATGCTTATAGTTCTTTATACACATGTGTACCTAAAACATACTTTAATAACAATAGGTATATATTTAGTTTTGATAATACAGAATCTATCTATGTGCACAATGTTGGTTACTATGGTACATTCTATGAAGTAGAGAATCCTTCTTACTTAAAGGTTCTTGTAAATGATAATCCTAAGTATACTAAGGTGTTTGATAATCTTATCCTAACAACTGAATCTATAGATGATCAGATTGAATGGATTGATGAGGTCATTACTCCAAGTTCTAATACTCAAGTATACTCTGATAACATCAATATGTTAACAGATACTTTTAATGAGCTTAGATGTTATACAGATGCTTACAATACAGATTGGACAGCATTAGTACTAGACTTCAATCTTAAGAAGAAAGAACAATCCTGGTTTACACCAGTACCTAGAAACAAGGTAGAATACGATACATTAACTCCTAGTACAAGTTCTATATTTGATCCTGCTGTTCTAACCAAGTTAGACTTTGGAGAACGTTTGAGAGATAAATATATGGTAGTAGATCTAAAGTACAACAATGCTGATAACCGCAGATTCATTGTACACAATTTACGCACTATGTATAGACCTTCAGCTAGATAATCTATAATAGTTCCTATTATAAGATATATTTGCATTCTATCATAAAAATCATTATATTACCTATACAGTATAACAAACTTTATTATCCATGGCTTCATCCTTTAAAAGAAAGAAAAAACCATTACCAAAATTTACTAATGGTTCTATATATTCAGACGCCGCTACCAATAATATGGCTAATGCTAGAATTGATGATCGTGGACGTAGTTCTGCGGGAGATTATTCTATGATGGCTAGCGCAGAAGGTGCTAGGATGGGGACAGAATCTGGTGATATGACAGGTACAGCAGGAGTACAATCAGCTGGTGGTGACTCTGGTATGATGGGAAATATGGGTAAGATGAATATGTTTGGTATGGTTGAGGCTGGTGCAAAAGGTCTTACTAACCAAGAGAATGCTCAATATACTGATGGTGCACAAGGGGGGACGAATGGTAATCTTGAAAAACAAGCTGGAAAAATCTTACCTTGGATGGGCATGGCTACATCTTTAAGAGATATGGGACAATCTTACTTAGGTAGAGATGAACTAGGTAACCTTAAAGGTGATGGTAATAAAATAGCTGGTGAGTGGTCAACTGCTGATCATACTCAAATGTTAAAGTATGCTCAAAAAGGAGATGCTTGGGGAGTTGTAAGAGAGTCTGCTGGTATTGGAAAGATTGGTAGAACTGTTTCTCATATAGCTGGTAAGGGGAAAGAAGAATCTGGAGGATGGGGTAAATTCAATAAAGCTATGGGTATGGAAAAAGATAAAGTAGCAGTAGATCCTAATTTAGCAATTAAACAACAAGCTGAGATGGCAGATATAGCAAACAAAAATAAATATGGTACCTTTAGACAAGGTGGAATGTCTTACCCTACTAATGCTATTCCTATGCATGGTAATATGTGGGCTGTTCCTACATTTGCTATGGGTGGTGTTAATGCTGAAGTAGAGAAGCAAGAAAATACTATTGCTCCTGATGGAGAGTTTACACAATTTGATGGCCCCTCACATGAGCAGGGTGGTATTAAAACTAGCCTAGAGCCAGGTGAACTTATCTTTAGTGATAAGTTAAAACCTATGGGTTCTAAGAAGACTTTTGCTAAATTGAATAAAAGCAATAACACTAATAAAGAACAAAAGATATTAGAGGATCCTAAATCTTCTACACTATCTAAAAAAACAGCAGAGTTAAATCTAATGTCTAAACAAGCAGATTCATTAAAACTATTCCAAGCACAAGAGTCTTTAAAGATGTCTAAGCTAAATAGTTATACTAAACGATTGGGTGGTATTCAAACACATGCATATGGTGGATATCAAGATGATCCTGTTAAGAAAATTGGGGCATCAGGATATAATGCAGTATTAATAGACCCTAAAAATTTACCATCTGATTATCAGTTCCAAGAAAGAACTACTACACCTTTAGGTGGAGGTAGAACAAGAGTTACTAATGTATATAATAAGCCTGTTACAGATAAACCTGTACCAAGTACTTCTCCTGGTGGACCTAGTGCAGATTGGGAGAATGCTATCATCAAAAGACTTCAATCAGGAGAATCACCTGAAGATCTAAGAGTAGCTGGTTATTTTGGAAATGAAGGTGCTAAAAAGTATGCTAAATACTATAGACCATTAAAAACAGAAATAACACAAGAAGCTCCAAAGCAAGATGCTAGAGTATATGGTGAAAAAACCATAGCTGGTAAAATTCAACCTAAAGGATATGCAGAGCAGCCTTGGGAAACTTATAGAACATTCCCTGAAGCTGGTAAAGCTAATGTATATACAGATGTTAATTACTATCAAGGTAAACCTATTGATGTGACGAAGTCATTTGACTCTACAGGTAAGTTTATACCTTCATATTTAGACAGTGCTGCTACAGGTACATACTTGCAGCAACAAGGTAATACTATGAATAGGAATCCTTTACCATTACTAAATCCTAATGAGAAAGCAACTAATCTAAACTCTTACTCTGTAAATAGATATGGTGGAATTCAGAAGTTTAGTCCAGGTGGTACATATCCGAATAAATCCTTGTATGATTTTAATATGCCTATTGGAGGCCCATTAGATCAAGCTATTCTTAGAGATAAGAATCAATCTTATAAGTCAGATAAAACTGAATATAACTATGATCCTACTACAGGTAAATATTATGATGATCCTACTATTGGAACACCTGATACAGCAGGTGATGATAATACTCCTAAATCAAATTCAGGGTCAAATAATAACTGGAAAGAAGGAGCTTATCAATTAGCTACAGGGTTAGCTAGTAATATGGGAGAGATCTATGCTATGCAGAAAGCCTCTAAACCTGTTGAGGTTCAACAGCGTTATGATTATAAACCAGAGGTATTAAACAATACTGCTGCTGATAGAGCTGCATGGAAGATGTATAAAACCACAGCAGATAGTTTAAAAAATGCTGGATTAAGTGCCGGACAATATGTTAGTAATTTAGGTGCTAATAGAGCTAGTTTAACTGAACAGTTAGATACTCAACGTATAAATCGTGAGAATGTTAATGTTGGTATTAGAAATGATGCTCAAGTACGTAATATAGCTGGTAGATATTCTGTAGATGATATTAATGCTAGAAACAGGGCAGCTAAAGAAAACTTACAACTTAAAGCTACTGAGCGTATGGGTACTAACTTTGCTCAACAATCTAAAGACTATCGTGCTACTCAGCAAGAAAAACAAATGTTACCTTTCATGCAGAAAGCCTTTTCTGATCCTGCCTTCCAAAAAATGTTCGCTGAATGGATGGCTTCTAATGGTGGAAAAACAACTTAATTTTCCATATTAAATTTTGATATTTAAATAATAATTATTACTTTTACACTATGGCTATAAATAGATACGTTGATGTTAATTTTGATCAACCAGTGTCAAACTATGTACCTCTCCCATTGGAGATGTTATATAAACTTGGTAAAGATGCTAGTAAGGATTATGAAGATACCATGAAAGATATGGAATCTGGTAAAGATCCTATCTCTAAATTAAATACACGTAGTGTAGCTAGAGTTTATGATCCTGCTCAAGGAGGTATGGTTGATGCTCCTATTGATTTTGAAAAGGAGAAAAAAGGAGTATTAGATTATATGAATACTCAAAAGCAACAAATAGTAGATGATTATATTAAGGATAAAGATACCAACAGATATAAACAAAGAGCAGCTAAGTTAAAAGGAGAACTAACTTCTGCCTATTCTGATTTAGCAGGAAAGTCTGCTATTGTAGATCAAATTAATAAAGAGAATATTGAATTAAGTAAAAGTGAAGCATTTGGACTGAATCCTGCTTATGCTACTAAACGTTTACAATATAACACCCAATATCTAAAAGATATGCAAAACCCTGATAAGGGGTTACAAGCATATGCACCACCAGCTGTTGCTAAACAAGTGTCAATGGAAGATGTTTATGTTAAAGACATCACTGGTTGGAAAGAAGATGATATGGGCAGCAAATCTTATACTGATGGTCAGTATATTCATGATATAAATACTAAAGGAATTACTGGTACACGAGTTTATGATTATGCTAAAAGAGCTTGGAATGACCCTAATCATTCAGCAAGAGCTGTAGCTAATTTAGAACTAGAACATGATTTAAACATGAAAGGATTAAAACCAGATTCTATTGTTGAATATCAAGACTATAAGAAAGATGCTGATGGTAATATTATAAAAGATAAACAAGGTAATCCTGTATTAGAAGTTAAGAAAGGTAAATACGCAGATATCTTTATGGAAGATAAACAAAGAGACTATGCTCAAGCTTTAGCTGATAGAATAGTACACCAAACTATTGATACTAAAATGTCTGCAGATGCTTTTGGTTTACATGATTATAAGCAAAAAGTAGCTGAAGAGTCTGCTAAGTCTTATGCAAATACATCCTCAGTTGGTAATCCTACTGCTACAAATATGCAACAACTTTTATCTGAAAATGGTTTAAGTGATCTTATAGATGCTGATGGAAATATTAAATCACATAATTCTGGAATTCTAGTAGGACACAATCCAGCTGGTATGTTACCTAATATTGGTTTTTATGGGGCAACTGAAGGTGACAATGCTGTAAACGCAGCATTTAAAAAAGCACAGGAAGTAGGTAAAGCTCTTAATTTACCAACTCCTAAAGATGGTAATTGGGTTAAAGCTGTGCATAGACATTTTCAAAATGTGGCTATACAAGCTTCTACTACATCAGATTTCCACCCTAGTACAGCAGAGTCTTTAACTAAAAACTTTTTAGGTGAGAACTCTGATATTGGTAATATGGAAATATATCCACAAGGAAGTCAAAATAAAAATGATAAGGCTACTACAGAAGTAGCAGGTAGATTGGCTAAAAATTCTAAATTTACAGGTATAGATTACTATGCCAATGATAATGCAGGATTAAAATTAGCATACACACCTAAAGATTCTAATGGAGCACAATCTGGTCCAGATGAATCTTATATAGCTATTCCAAAAAATAAAAACTTCTTAGCTGAGGCAGAGCCAGTAAGGCATATTAGTAATGCTTATGTAACCTACATGAAAAATCCTGTAGCTTATGACAAAGATATTAAAGAGAATCCAAATAAATATTTTAAAACAGATGATGGATCAACTAACATATTAAAAAATAAAGCTAAAGAGGTTATAGGTGAAGGTAGTAAATTAATAGCTACATCTGTTGAAATACGTAAGGATGCTAAAAATAACCCATATACTATATATAGAGGTGTTGTAGAGGCGGGTGGAAATACTGCTGTACTTACTTATAATGGAAAAACTAAAACTTGGAACAGGGCTGAGCCATTACAATCTGTTCAAGAAGAACAGACTCATTATATTGAAACAGAAGGGTCTTTAAGACAATTTAATACTAAGTTAGCAGAAACTTTAAAAACTACTGAAGTAGAATAATATTAACATGGGTAAAAAAGAAAAATTTTCAGGTATTCCTCAAGAAGCCATTAACCAACCAATACAATTAGATCCAGCATTATTTAAACAAAAATCAGAATTTATAGGTTCTTCACAGAATAAAGATTTTGGGGAAAGTAAGCTTGATACTAATGTACCTGTTTCAATGGTTGAATCAGGAGATTATAAATACTTACGTGGTCAAAAACAATCTAATTTGGATAAAGCTGCTCATGGAATTATCCGTGGGGTAGGAGCCGCTGCTCAAACTTTAGCAGATGGTACTGTTGGTATTGGTTATGGTTTGATGAAATATTCATCAGATGTTGCTACAGATGAATTAAATAAAGCTAAATATAAAGCTGAACATGGTACTCTTGAAGGATTTAAACCTTCTTCATGGACTGCTATCTTTGATAATGAAGTTACTAGAAAAGGTGAGGAACTTGTTAAGGATCTAGAAGGTGAAGTACCTCTCTATAATACTAAAGAGTATGAAGAGGCATCTGGTATTGAGAAGTTGAAATATATGAACTTCTGGATGGATGATGTTGTTAAAGGTATTGGTACCACAGTTGGTTCTATGCCTTTAGGAGCTATGGGCTCTAAATTATTTAATGCTATTGGTAAGAACTTTGTAGCTGGTAAACTAGCTAATGGGGTTAAGACTGCATTAACTGGTACTGAGAATCTGGAAAAGGTTCTTGTAGATCAAGCTAAAAAAATAAAAATATATAATGCCACAGATAAACTAACTGCCAGTGCTTTTGCTTCTGTAAGTGAGGCTGGTATGGAAGCTCGTGGTACAGGAGATAAATTACGAGAACAGTTATTATCTGAAATCTCTGCTAATGGTACAAGACAACCTACTCAAGCAGAATTAGACTGGGTAGAAATGACTGTAGATGATGCTAAGAAAGCTGCTTTTGGAACTAACATGGCTATTATTAGTGGTACAGATTTCTTTACCTTTGGTAAGTACATGGTATCTAATAAGTCTGCTAAGTACTTAGACGATATAGAAAAACTATCTTCTAAGACTAATGTTAATGCTGGAAAGTATATCAATAAGGTTTCTAAAGAAGGTTCTACATTAGGTACAGATTACGTAGCTACAGAGTTATCTAAAAGTAAAAAAATATTAGATGCTGTAACTAAAGCTACTAAGCGTGTTATAGGAACTAATCTTGGTGAAGGTATTGAAGAGAATCTTCAAACTGCTACTGATTGGGGAGTTATTGACTTCGCTAAACAAAAATATTATGGTAAGCAAGATGCAGAATCTTTCTTACATTCATTAGGCGCAGCCTATGAAGGTGCAACATCTTCTGAAGGTGTTGAGGCTTTCTTAGCCGGATTTATTAGTGGTGGTATCTCTAACACTATTCTATCTAAGGGACAAAATATTAAAGAAGCATTCTCTAAGGATCCTGTTGTTAATAATGCTTTATCACAAATAAACCTATACAACTCTCAAAGTGTTATGGGTGAGTTAATGAAAGGTGTTGCTGAACAGTATGCTGCTGGTGTGCGTATGGATAATGCTAAGAGTGATACTTTTACATTTAACAATGCTCAATCAGATTTAGCTACTAGTTATGTATTAAGTCGTATTAAGACTGGTAAGTTTGAAGATTTACAAACAGATCTTGATGAGTTAAAATCAATGCCTTCTGATGAGGTAGAAAAACTATTTGGTGTTAAGATTGGTGAAGGTGGTAAGAGATCTGTAGTAGATTATATCCAAGGAAAGATGGAGCAAGCTAAACAGATCAAACAGATCCATGATGCTAGTTATGTTGTGTTCCCTGAAGGAACTGTATCTGATAATAATCGTGATAGATTAATACATGCTAATGTATCTATCTTAGACTCACAAAAACGTATAGACTCTGTTAATAAAGATATCTTAGAAAAAACAACAGGTCTATCTGAAAACTATAGTGAGAACGGACAAGTATCTACTGTTAACCTATCTCATTTCACAAAATCTGATGGTACAGTAGTTAACTATAATCAACTTTCAGGTAAAGAAAGAAGTGCTGTTAGTGGTGAAATAGTTGCTAGATTAGAAAATAGTTCTATAGCTCCTGTAGAAATTCCTGGAATATTTAATCAATTACATGATTTAGATAGATTAAAAGTTAGGCATGATGCCTATAAGGATATTTATAATTCATTATTAAATCCTGTAGAGGCTGCTAAGTTAGATAAAGAAGATGCTGCTATTGAGAAAGAAATAGTACAGGAGAATGCTGCTAAAAAACTACAAGAAGAAAATCCCATTGTTACCAAAACTACAGAAAGTAAATCTGCTGCATTAGCTGCTGCTCAAAAAGAAGCTACTGAAAATGGTAATATTGATGTCAACACAGAAGATTTCGCTGATCCTAATATTAAAAAAGCTAATACTATTATAGATAAGATTGGGGAATCACAAATAGATAATCCAATGTTTGATGCTTCTGGTAATTTTAATCCTGATGCGGAAGATCCTGGTAAAAAAACATATGATAATTCTAAAAAACCTTTAACTGTACATAAAGAAGTTCTATCTGGGAAAGATACTTTTAATAGAATACATGTTAATAAGCATGATGCACCCAACGTTAAGGTTAATGAGCTTAGAAAAGCACTGAGTAATATTTTTAAACTTCCAAAATCTGAATGGAATAAATATATAAAAATAGATCTTACTAATTATTGGTCTACAAGAAATACTTCCAGTGATCAAATTCATACTAATAAATCTAATTCCCCATTTAATACTAAAGGTAACCAAGATATAGATACTAAAATTATTATTATTGATCCTGCTACAGGAAAGATAGTAGATGATTTCCATAATATAAAGTATCATAATATGCTTACTCCTAAGAAGGAGATGGTTATAGGTACTAAAACATATAAACCTGGTGAGTCTATTGAGATTGATCAGCTTACATATGAAGAGGCTGTAGAACTTTTTGCAATAAATCAAGATGAAGAATTAACTGAGGAAGAATTTGAAGCATACAAGATCTCTTATAAAGAGATAAAAGACTTACGTAAAGCATTAACACTTTACTATGAGTCTACTAAGAAGAAAGATGAAGAGCACATGGAGGTTCCATCTAAGATGTATGATGTAGCTCCATTATGGGCTCTTGATTATATTCAAGATGGTGCTGTAGAATATCCTGCTATAAGTACTATAGAAGGTGCTAAAGATACTGATGGTAAATATGTTATTTATCAAGGTGGTACTGTGCAGAAATTTTTGATTGGTACTGATACTAAAGTTGGAGATATAAATACCGTACCTAATGGTAGTGGTGTTTATCTTCAAGTTACTTTGCCAGATGGCTCTAAGAAATGGATGCCTATTAAATCTGCTAAAGTTAAACCTGCTACTAAAGTATGGGAAAGAATTCAGAATGCTGCTGCAGAATTAGCTAAAATACCAGCAGGTAATAAAGAGGAAGCATACCAAGTTATTAAAGATTTATCTTTGTATGCCGCAGGTAGAGGTAAGTTGGATTTTAGTTATGGTTGGAATTCTGATTTAAAAAAATACACATTACGTTTCAATGTTGGTAATGGTCTTGAAACTCCTAAGTCTATTGACTTATCAGAAGGTGTTTCTAAGACTGATAAAGCTACTATGCTTGAGAAGGATTTAAATTTCCTTATTAATCGTATTAACTATCATGCTAATAAGAGAGGAATATCTACTACTATAGACGAAAATTCTTTTAGAGAAGATACCCCTATAGAACCATCTAATAAACCTATTGTAGGTAATTTTGTAGCTACTGCTACTGGATTTACACCTACTAATATTAAGATATATCCAGCTGATTTAGCTGTTAAAGAAGCTCCTGTTGTTGTATATAAGAAAAAAAGCACACCTACTAAAACAGAAAAAGCAGATGTTAAACCTGAGCCTAAAACTAAGGTAGATGGACTTATAGAAGAAGATAAGAAATTTAAAGATAAGGGAATTACTAGAAAAAGAAAAGGTAAAAATGGTGCTGCAAAAACAGGTAGTACTACAAAAACCCCTATTGATCTACAGAAAGCCTTAGACTATTTAAAAGGTATATTACCTGCAGGTATTAAAGTTGAGATGTCCCATGTAGCTGAAAAGCTATCTAATGGTGATATGTTATGGGGATTCTTTAGTGATTCAGTATTGAAGCTTAACGCCTTAGCTGAAGCTGGAACTGAATTCCATGAAGCTTTTCATGCTGTATTTAGATCTGTATTATCTGATAAACAGATAGATACTTATTTATCAGTGGCTAAAAAAGAAATGAATCTTTCTGAAGCTCAGTTAGAGGCACGTAAAAATGAATTACGCTCTTTATATGATGAGATTAGTGAGAAAGAATTAGAAGATTTAGTTTATGAGGAATACTTAGCAGATAAATTCCAAGCTTGGAAAAAGGATAAAGCAACTCCTACTGCTGTAGTAAACAAAGGATTATTTAGAAGATTATTAGATTTTGCTAAAGAATTCTTAGGTATTAAATCTAAGGTAGATAGTTTATTTGAGCGTATAGATACTGGATATTATGCCGGTAAAGATGCTGTTATAAACAGATTTACAGATACAGATCAAGCAGCATATAAATCATTACCAGGTAAAACAATAGCACAATCTAAAGATATTATTGTTACTGTTGCTGCAAAAGCTGCAGAAACTGCATTCAAAGAAAAGTCTAAAAAACCTGATATTACCAGAGCTCTAGATGAATATATACAAGGTTATTCTTCAGAAGCTAACGTGGATGAGAAGAAAGCTGTACGTGCTTTACTACAAGAAGAGTATGAATACTTAACACATCCTGAGATCTATAAACAGATATTTACTGAAGTAAATAATATTACTAAGCGTTATAAGTATGATGCCATGACTGACTCTTTTCTTGAAATGGAAGAGTCTGAGGGCGGTGCTGAGAATTGGCAATTTGATCACTTTGAAGTAGGTGGTGTGGATATGTTAGATTCTGATATAAGATCTTTCCTAGCCTTAACCTTATATGAAACTAAGGATGAGTATGGACGTACTATTCAGAAAGCTATCAATTTAGATACTGTATATAATGCAATTATTACCAACTTAATTGATGTACACCCTTCTGAATTTTTATCTAGATTAAAAGTACTTAGTAAGTATAATCCTGAAGTTAGGGCTGTGGTTGCTAAGATTGAAGCTAAGACTAAAGATAGAGGACTTGTTGGAGAACAACTATTAAAGAAAATTCAGAAGTCATTTGAGCGTACTAAAATGAATTACTTAACCATACGTTCTGTAACTAATGGTACCTCAAATATATTTAACTCTAACTATAAGTCTCCTGAAAAGAAACTATTCAATAATTGGTCTAACAACTATATACACAATATTTTAGGTAAATTAAGTTCTGATACTAAGTTTAAGAAGGAAGTTATTAAGAAGTTATTAGATATTCAAAAAGCTATTAATAATGATACTTCTACAGTAGGTGTTAAAAAAATACCTTTAAAAGAAGCTATTATTAGCACATTAAATGAATTAGGTATAGATATTACCGAAGGTACAGTAGATTTATTCTTTACTCCTAATACGGATAACTCGTTAGATGCTATTAGAGAACAATACAAAGATCTTGAGAAACCTATCGTAGGATTCTTTAGTCACCTTAGTAACTTAGTATCTAAAGGAGATCTTATCTATAAAGGAGCTCTTGAAACTAATGATAAGGACTCTGTTGGTTATGTAAAGCAATTATTAAATTTAGCTATAGCAGATAAACATTTTAGAGCAGACTTATTTGAGTCATCTTTCCAAGACGCTAGAAATAAGAACAGATACTCTTTTATAATGCAGTCTTATTTATCAGACATGATTATAGAGTTACAGAAAGGGCTATCTTCTAAAACAGCTGTTGAAGAAAAACAAAAAGATCCTTACTTTGCTAAATCACCGTTATTTAAATTATTCACACCTGCTGTTATTGCTGATACTTTCAGTAATATGCAATTGTTATTTACAGGAGATTTAATTGAGGTAGAAGAAAAAACCTTCGATGGTAAAAAATCCTTTACTAAAAATGAACGTGTAGATGGTGTTACTGCTAAGAATATCAAGGCTAAAGAATACTTGCTTATGCAGTTATTATTATTTAGTGATCAACAAAAAAACACACAGACAGGATTAAACACAGCTAAGTATGTTGTAGGTGTAGAAGAGTCTAAATCTCAGATCTACGCTGTAGACTTACCTGTACTAACAGGAGTTGTTACAGAAGCAGGTATGATCAATGGGGATGGTGCTCTGCAAATATTTAATACTATATTCTCTCAAGAAATTGATAGGTTAATAAATGGTATTCCTTCTAAAAAGAAGGGGTTTGCTTATTTTAATGACTTTAATAATAGAGAGAAATATAAAGCTTTACATGATACCTTTGAAGGAGAATATAATACAAAAGGAGAGCTTGTAAAAATTAATAGGATTGCTAATAATGATACTTTTAAAGCAGAGGCTTTGAAAGCTATTACACAAACTGTTAATGAAGAAATAACAGATGTATTATCTATGGCTAATGAATATCAATTAGCTGATAGAACTAAGAATGGTGTTGAGACCTATGGTACTTTCGATAAGTTAGTAGGTTCTGCTGTAGTTAATGACTTTTTAATGTCTTCCTCAATAGATCAACTTGTTGATGGAGATTTATCACAATATAAAGATGTCGATGATAAATTTAAGCGTAATGGCGGTAGAAATGCAGCTGGTATAAACAGATCTGGTAGTGAGATTAATGTTGCTTATACTACTGAGTCTAAAGAAACTAAGAAAGATTCTATCTCAGGAGATGCTGAAATAAATGTAGATGATGCTCAAGTATATTCTTCTGTACAAGATAGGATAAATATGTTAAGTGATTTTGGTAGATTAACACCAGAAATAGAAGATATTCTTAATCGTATAGATAATCCTCCTATTGTTAATGGTGTACCTCAGTTTATTACAGAAGAAGAAGCTAGTAAGGTAGACTTAGTTGCTGCTAAGTTAGTTACCTATGGTAAAGATAATGCTGGTAATTTAATTTACCACAAGATGTCTGTATTCCCTTTAACTAAACAATTTACGTCAAGATATGATGCTAAGTCTGAACGCTGGGTAGCTTTACCAGGAAGAGAAAAACTACACAATAAGAGGGAGTGGATGGAGAAACATAATATTCATCAACTGATACCATTATCAGCTTCTAAATTAACTAGTCCTGATAATATTATTAAGCATGAAAGCTTCAATAGTTCTGATTTTGATGTGAATAATCATTTTGGGTATAAAGATAAAGATGGTAATCTTAAATCTTACGCAAAATATAATGGTAAATTCCAACGTTTACAAGTAGAGAATGATTCTGGTTCTACAGAGATTGTTAATGGTACTCAAAAAATACAGTTGATTACTGCTGGTCTTGACATGACTAAAGATAGTAATGTCAATGATGTTAAAAAGTATTATGAATTGTTAGCTAAACTACGTCAAACCTTATTTGATGATGCTTTAAGTATACTAAGTACATCAAAAGAAGGTAAAACAAGACGTAAGGATCTTAAAGTATTCATTAACAAATTGATGAATAATGCTGCTTCTAGTGGTTCTAGTTTTATTATGGAACAATTCTTAGCTGAAGAAGGCGGAGATTTTAAAAATGATCCTAACTTACCACACTTATTAAGTCAGTTTGAGAAGTATTTCTTAGCACACTTTAATAAAGGTGTTATGATTCAGAAAACTACTGGTAATAAACTTACATTAGTAAGTGCTGATGGTATTAAAGTACATCGTGATAATTATGGTAAAGTAATTTCTGCTGAGGAGTTAGCTGTTAATCCCAAGTTAGCTGTTAATCCGGCTGAAGATTTACGTATCCATAAAATGGAAAATGGTAAGTTACAGTATGCTGAGGTTATGATGACTAGACGTTCTGCTGAACTACTAGGACTTAAACCTGGTGATAGTCTAACTGCAGAAGAAGTTAAGATCATGTTGGGTACTCGTATCCCATCACAGTCTCAACACTCTATGATGCCATTTAAAGTTGTAGATTTCTTACCTGACTACTATGGTGATAGCATAATAGGCCCTAAAGAATTAGTATGGTTATCAGGAGCTGACTTTGATATTGATAAGTTGTATGTCTATAGAAAAGGTACCTACAGAAATAAAAAAGGTGACCTTGTTATTTTTGGTAAGGGTAATGCTTTTGAAGAATACACATTATCTAAAAAAAATACTAAGGTATTTAAAGATACCTTGGAGAAGATGGTTTTAGAGAATCCTACTTTCCCTGAATATAAGGATTTACTAGATAGACGTAATGCTATTTATGCTTCTTTAGAAGAAAACTTAGCTAAATCTAAAAAAGAAGACCAGCGTGCTTTATTGAGAGGTATTAAAAATTTAAAAAACTTAATTAAAATTAATGCTATTAATTCTAAAGAAGACGAAGATCATCCTTTAGTACAAGAAAGAAGAAAAGCTCAACTTTTATTTGACTCTATTAAAGATGATTTAGATAAATATACTACTGCTGCTGGCGGTGGTATGTCATTATCTAGTATTAATGATCGTATAACTCAATTTGAAGAAGCTTATGAATTAGATGCTATGGAAGAACTTGGTTTTATTACTTCTAGTACTGAATCAGTTCCACCCGCAGCTGAGACTTTACAAAATCAATTATTAGACTTAGAATTATCTCTATTAGATAGACCAGAACTAGAGGAGTCCTTAAAGACACCTGCTAGTGTAGACACTCTTAAAACCATTGCTAACACTCTAACTAAAGTAGGTGGAGCTAAGTTAAATAAAGCAAGGTTATCTTTAGGATTATTATCTAAATTTATTGGTAAGAAGAATATTGATATTGGTAAAGAAAATATTGGTATTGCTGCTAATGGCAACATAGCCAATGCTTGGTTAACTACTAATAGAATCCACTTAAAAGATGAATTTGCTATTAATCTAGACGGTAAAAACTATGGTAGTTTTGAGTTTGTTAATGAAGAAGATATGGTGTTGAATGAAGATGGTACTTTGAATAAAGAACTTATTCGTAAACCTAAATCTGATACTATTTCTACTGAACTATCGGCTGCTACAGATAACGCCAAAGAACAATTAGCATCATTAGTTAATCGTGCTAGTGATATTTTAAATGGGGTGTTAGTTTGGCAATCTTTAGGATTAGGGCAGACACGTACTACTATTATGGCTGTACAACCTATCATGGTTGAACTTACAGAAAAGATAGAGTTAACTAAATCTAATATTGATAAGAAATCCCTTAAGATAGGTACATCAATGGTTCCTAGAGCTAAAGATGTTGCTGGAGCGCTTATGGAAGATCTTATGCAAAAATTCTATGCTGCTGCTGAAAAAGAAATGGAAGCAGCTAATATAAAAGGTACTCGTGAGGATATTAAGGAACCTCAGTATTCTTTAAACACTGAACAGTTACTAGAAATTTATAAGAAAGGTAAAGCTGAAACTTCTGACGAAATTCTACAGCAAATAGCTGTATTAGGTGCATATATCAAAGCTATGGAAGTTAATGATGCTAACACTAAATTATTATCTTTATTAAAAGTTAATAAGGGAGTAGGATCTGAACTAACCAATCTTGAAACCATAGCTGAAAATTATGAGGCTTTACAAGATTCTGCACAAATACCTTATGGTCAAAGTTTTGTAAACGCACTTAGAACACATCCTAATATTAAAGTAAATAAGGATATGGCTAGAACTATAAAGAATATAGCGTCTGAATTTTTTATTCGTGAGACTGGTGGTTATAAAATTTTTCAAAATAGATTTGGTAAGTTATTTGGAAATAGAAATTTTAGAGAAAAACAAAAGGCTGTTAAGGACTTTTTAACATTCCTAAATTTACGTATCTATGAGAAAACCCTACGTGAAGATTATGGTGATGACAGTTTTAGATTAGATGAATTGAATAAATTAGCTTACTCTGGTATAGAGGAAGGTAGTGTTTCTATTATAGCTGACTTTAATGCTTTATTAAAAACTGATTCAGTACTAGAAGTAATAGCATCTAATTCAAAGAAAGAATTTGCAAAGAATGATTTAGTTAAGTGGTTAACTGTAAAACCAGCAGATTCTAACTATAGAAGAATAGACTTATTAACTGTTGATACCCGTGCTAAACTGTCTAATGATGTATTAGAAAAGTTTAACCAATCATTAAATGATCTTTATAACTCTTCTAACGCGGATATAAAACAATTTGCACAGGATGTATTTGATTATTTAGTTGTAGAAGGTAATCTAAAGTTTACTAACGAAAGTTTAATTAAGTTTATAGGACCAGAATTCTTCTTAAGTATATCTAAGAAGTTGAAAGAAGTTACTAAACTCTTTGGTACTGTTGGTCCTAAAGAACTTTCTGTTGAGGATAAAACTTTTAATGCTAAGTTACAAACTGCTACTGGTTATACCTTTTCAGAGCTAGTTAATATGTATACAGAGTTATATGCACGTAGTACTAAAAATGCTAAGAATTTAATAAATGTACACGGTAAAGATTTTAAAGAATCCTTTACAGTAACTTTGAATAAAGATGTATTGTCTGTTGATTTAATTGATGTTGAAAAAGCAAACCAACAATCTTTTATGGAGGGTATTGTAGAAGATAAGACTGTTGTAGGATTAAAGTTCCCTGCCTTTTTAGGTGTAGTTGGTAAAAATCAAATGATGGAGGATTATCATGATGTTTATAAACTGACTGAAAGTACAGACTTCAAAGCTGTATATACAAGAGTTGATAAATTTTATGACTTACATAACCCTATGTTACATCTATCTCCAGAGGAGGCCACTAAGTTATCTCAATACCTAGCTAGTAAAAAAGGTAGTTTTAATGGGGCTTATTCTGATAATGTAGAGTATACTCAAGAAGATTTAGATTTTGCTAACGCACAATTTCAGAGAGCTAAACCAGAATATGCTTATGAACCTGGTAGTAATATAGAAAATGCACCTGATTTAGATGATGAGAATTTACCTGGTACTATACCTGCTTCTTTAGTATCTAGAATAGAAACTATAGGTGAAGAAGAATATGAGGTACCATTAAGATACTGGGAAGCTGCAGATGCTGAAGCTGAGCGCCAACAAGGTAAGACCCCAGATGTAGATGATAATAATTTACCAGATATTAAAGATCCAAACTGTGATTAATGAGTTGTAGAGTAAAATATGCGGAAGCAATAGCTGATAAAATAAGGGAAACTGTAGGTGTAGATCACAATACAGCAGAAGAGATTTACCCTGGTAAGATCCTTTTAAAGGTATCTCCTGAAAACCCTAAGTTAAAAAACAAACATAATGTTACTAAATGGGCCAAAAGACTAGCCGATAAGCTTAATACTATGTTTAATTCTAAGGATTATGGTACAGTAGCTACTATTGATGATAGGTACTTAAAAGGTACTATCATAAACTATAATATACCTACTAAGCTAGTAGATGCCTATATAGACAAAAATGCCTATAAACCTGTGAAAAAAGCAGAAAGTTCTTCTGAAACTGGTTTATTATCAGAAAAAACACTATCTTTATCAGAATTTCCACAAGAAATTATTGATACATATAAAGGTGATATTAGGACTTTATTAGATGATGATTCAATATCACTGGATCAATTTAAGAATTTTATAGAACATTTAAAAAATTGTAAATGATAGCTTGTCCAAATAAATCAACTCCTGCATGGCAGAATTTAGTAAAGAAATATGGTGATACAAAAGCCATGTATATGTATACTAAAAATGGAGAAGTTATACCCTCTTTAGAAGAAGCTGCTAAACTATTAAAGTTTAAGAGTATACGTGAACAAGTTTCTATCGGTATGATTGAGACCTTAGTTAATAAGGCTAATAAAGTACGCGCTGCTAAAAAATTACCAAACATTGTTATTACTAGAAATAAATCTACTATCGGTAGCTTAGCTTCTTTTAATTCTTCTACAGGAGTATTAAATATAACCCCTAATATTAACCCATCTGTAATAGTAGATTATATGATGGGGAATGATATCAGTACTAGTTCTAAGCAGAAGAAAATCATGCTTGCTAAAATTGAAGCAGAAGAATTTTCTCTAGAAGAAATAAAATCTCTACTCCACAATGATGAAGACGCATTTAACTTTTTATTATTTCATGAATTAAGTCATGTTATATATGAGGATAGCGCATCTTATCCTAAAGACAAAGAAGGTAACTTAGATCTTTTACATGAAAGAGCTATAGCTATAGAAACAAGAGCTACTATAGAAGCACTAAATAGTTTAAAAGCTATTAATAGTGATGAGGAAGTTTATAAAGCAGATGCTAAGAAGAAAGAAACTCCTGGTAACTCTAATGAGAATAAAAATACTTCTATATGGGATTCTGTTACTAAGAGTATTGTAGATGTTTTAAAACTACGTAAAGAATATTTTGAAAGGTTTGAAGGTAGTGAAGGTTTTGACTTTGGTAAAAACTCTATTAACCGGATAGAAGCCCTGTTAGCTATGGCTAATAATACTACAGATCAAAAAGTTATGTTTAAACGTTTGTTAAACAATGCTACTATAGAACTTGATAAAGTACGTAAGTACCTTAACAACCCTGAGAAGAGAAATGATCCTAACTATTTAAGGAACATTATTGAATTTAAAAAGTATATAGCAAGTTATCAAGGTTTAACAAGACCTGATCTAGCTTTTGATGATAAAACACGTAAGGATATTATTACTTTATCCTCTCAACTTGTAGAGCTAAAAACAGCTTTACCAGGACATATTCTAGATTCAGTTAAAGAGTTAGCCAGAGAGAAACTTTCTAAAGGAGCTTCTATGACTGATGAAGAACTTGATACTATGTTGAAACAAGGTTATGATATCTCTTTATCAGATATGGCATTTAGAGATTTATCTACTTCTACAGATAAGTTATTGGCATTAGTTGATAAACTTTATAAAGATGCTGAACAGAAATCACTTGATAAGTTAGATACTTTTGAAAGTAAGGTTAAAGCCCTAGGTAGAAAGTTAGTATCTGTAGGTGTTACTACTTATGACTGGATGTTTGAGAAAGATGGGGATAGAACTACTGGTAACTATATACGTAAAATATCTAAAGAATACTATAAGAAGTTATATGAATTAAAGGACAAGATGTCTGATGATACTGGAGCTACACTTCAGTATAAACATATAACAGATACATCTAAAGCTTCTGTTGCTGATCTACAGTATAATAAGATGGTGAAGAGAGTTAAAGCTAACTTTGCTGATTTTATAACAGCTGAGAGGTTGGAAGAAGGTAACTTACTAGACGGTGATAATGTTAAGTATACAGATGAATTTAAAGCTGCTCGTGCTAAACATGAAGAGCATGTGGAAGTTGGTGAAAAGGGTTATAAAGAATGGGTTAAAAAAGCAAGTGTTTCTGCTGAAGAATATGAAAGGTATAAATACAAGTATTTTACAGAGCCTAAATTAACCTTAAAGGCCATTCCTGAATTTAATAAAGTACTAAACAAGTATGAGTTTACAGGTAAAACAGATTACCGTACAGTTAGTTTTGTTAAGGCAGAATACACAGAAGTTAGAGAAGATAAGTGGGGAAATAAAGAATACCTTGCTTTAATGAATGATAACAGTGAATCAGGTAAGGCTAAACGTGACTTCTATAAGTTCTTTGCCCAACAAATGGAAGATCCTAAAGGATTATTATCTGCTCTACCTAAAGATGTACGTTCAGATATGAAAGGACGTATTCCTGTGGTTATTAAATCATTTAAAAAACAATTACTTAATTCTGATGCTGGTAAACTATCTGTACTAGGTAGAGCTATTAAAGGAATGTTTAATGTTGAGGTGTTTGAGAAGAAAAGACAAACTGATGAACAAGGATTATTAGTTAGTGATGTTCCTATCTTCCATACCCAAAGACTACGTAATGAGAGAACTATTGAGAGATTAAAAGATAAAATTGCTGATATAAAACAAGGTACTGATCAAACAGAATTAGAGAAGTACCAAAAAGCTCTTAAGATAGAGGAGTCTAAACCTACAGCTTCTGAAATGGAAACAGATCTTGTAGATGTACTTTTAAATACAGCTAACATGGCTTATAACTATGAGGCTATGAAGAATATAGAATCTTCTGTATTGGCTATTAAAGATGTTATTGAGACTAAAAAATATTACCAGAAATCTGGTTCAGGAATTTTGAAAAACCAAAGTGGTGAACCTGCTCTAGTAGAGGGTAAAGACTCCTTAGCTGCTAAGCGTCTAAGTACTTGGATGAGAATGGTATTATATGATAACAGTGAGATGGATAATACTAAGATCGCTAAGTTCAGTAAGACTGTTTTAAAGTATAACTCATTAAAAGGTATTGGATTAAACCCATTTTCTGCCATTAATAACTATGTGATGGCTAGGATAAATACATCTATTGAAGCTGCTGGTGGGAAATTTTTTCAGCAGTCTTCAGGGAATAAAGCAACTGCCTTATTTAACACTGAATTTCTGCCTAATATATTTAAAGAGATTAATCAATCTAAGTACGCTGAGAAGAAAGCATCTAGTAAATATAAAGCAGTAGTAGATTACTTTAGATTTATCAAACATCAAGCATCTATAGACGGTAGAACCTCTAATGGTGATGTATTTGATTTTGCTTATAGTTTACAAGATGGTGGTGAGTTTGCAGCTCAATCAAGATCTGGTATAGCCATGTTAATGGACACATATAACATAGATGGTAAATGGATGCTTTATTCTGAGATTAAAGAAATCCATAAAGATAAAACTGAAGATTTTCTTAAAGATAAAAAATCCTTATATGATAGTATGGAATTTGATCCTTCTACAGGTGCTCTAAAAACACCTGAAGCATTATCTAATTCTGATAAACATAGACTAACTAATAGGATAATTGAGATGAATAAATACATCCATGGTAACTATGCTTGGGAAGATAGAATGGCTATCCAGGAACATTGGTTAGGTCAATTTGCAGCACAGTTCCATAAGTGGGTATATCCTGCTATTAAGTCAAGATTTGGTGAACAACAACACTATGAAGGACTTGATCTGGATATGAAAGGGCGTTATATTACTTTATTTGAGTTTCTGAAACATAATAAATTTACAGTAGCTAACTACTATGATAGCTATACTAAGTTATCTGAAATAGATAAAGCTAATATGCGTAAAAATATGAGAGAATTAGCGTTCTTTATGACCTCTCTAGCATTATTCCACTTATTCTCAGCTATATCTGAAGGTATAGATGACGATGATGAGGAGCTTAAGAAACTAGTTAACTTCTTAGCATTCCAGCAAAATAGACAAATGGGTGAGATTCAAACTCTTATACCAGTATTTGGTATTAGGCAGCAATATGACCTCATTAAAAGTCCATTTGCAGCAGCGTCTACTGTTAAAGAAGGTGGAGAAATGTTAAGATCTATGATTACTACGCCAGTATATGGCGCTTTAGGAGTAGAGGGTGAAAACTTCTATAAGAAAGGTATCCATAAAGGAGATCTTAAGTTATGGAAAGAAACCAAAGATTTCATCCCATTCTTAACAATATTCAATAAGTACGATAACTTTATTAACCAACAGGAGTTTTGGGTTAAGTAACCATTCCTGGTGGGAAATTTTTTTAAAAGAGGGCAGTTAATTACTACCCTCTTTTTTGTTAAAATAATCTACTAAAGCTTTTAAAGATTCTTCATCTTCGGATCCTAGTAAATGATAGTTATCTTCTAGTTTCAATAATGCAACGTAAAAAACAGTGTCTTTTAGTACAATTGAAAAAGTAGCTAACTTCTCATCTTCCTGTAGGAATTTTAACATTTTCTCTGAAATAGCAGCATTCTCTTCTCTAAAGAAATTAGCAGCATCCAGTATTGCATCTAGTCCTTCTTTATGCCACCCGTTATGTTCCATTTGTTATTTATAAGTAATAAGAAATCTATATTTTTATTTAATTCATTTGCTTTAGAGTTGAAATCCTCTAGCTTACTTAATAGGTAGTGCCTATTGATAAGCGCAATCATTGTTTTCTTCCTATATTTGTGGTTGGACATACTCTATGTGTATATTAGGTTCTGGTAATAACATATAACAAGCCCAGATGTCGTCTGGTCTATGCCTATGTTTACATATTTTACAGAGAGCCTTACCTTTATTTACTTCTCTGTATTTTAAAAATGTTAACCATTCATTAAATGGTTTTCTAATCTGTTTGCTCATAATTTTCTTTTATTCATATGGGTAAAAGTAACCCCGTGTCTAACCTATACTACAAACACGGGGTATTTACCAACATCTACCTTGCTGACTTTCTTGTCTAGACAAATTAATCATATGATATTAATTTAGAAGTACTACCAGGGATCGAACCTGGGCATATCCACTTTTTACGCAGACTGCTCTACCACTGAGCTATAGTACTTACCTTTGTTATTTATTTGACATATTCAACTGTAAATCCTTTAATGCTTTTAGATTCATAAAATCCATTTGAGTATTCCAACCATTAACTGGTCCAGAACCACCCATCATTAAAGGAGTAATATTACCTTGATATTTACCAAATGCATCAGCCCAATACTTCTGAACTGTTACATAAGCCTCAAGTTTCTGCTCTAAAGCCCCGTTAGCTTGGATAGCACGTTGCTTTTCATAAGCACTAGCATCAGCTAAGGTTTTGATCTTACGTGCTTCTAATTCAGCAGCTTCAGCTTGAATCTTCTGTTGTAACTTATCTTGCTCAGCTAATTTTACTTTAGTTTCAGCAGCTACAACTTGAGCAGTCTGAGATTGTTTTTGTTTATACTCGATCTCAACTAATGCTTTCTCACCCTGAGCCTTGGCAGTTAATGCTTGCTGTTGAGCAGTCATTAATTCTTGCTTAGATACAGAAGCCTTAGTAGCAGCATCAATTTTCTTAGCTAACATTTGATCTACCTTAGATTCATAGTCTACATCAGTAATGGCAGCATCTGCAACAGAGATACCATATTCCTTAATAGAAGATGTTTTACGTTTGATCTGACCATCTTTACTTATTTGTTTATCTGTTAAGTAAACACGATTATTCTCTTTAGTTAAAGAGTCAAATTCAATTTTCTTAACAGTACTTAACAAGTAAACACCGCTCTTTAGCTGATCAATAAAGTCTTGAGCCATTTGAGCACGACCACCAGAATAATGCATCTCACTACTCATCATTTGAGCAGAAGATTGTAAACATTCTTTGGTATAAGGTGATAAACGTTTAGTTACTAATGATTGAGGTGTCTTATGAGCATTATGTAATGCAATCATATCTGACTCATCCATAGGTAACAAGTATTGTGTAATACCACTAACATCTGCTGATGTACCATCTACACCAAAACGAATGCTAATACGTTTAATTTCAATACTACCATCTATCATAGAATAGTTAGGTACTGAATCCTGATAAGACACAGAGATCTGATTAGGCCATACAGTTTCTTTAGCGAAGAATCCTGCATAATAGATACCTGTATTGAATTGTACAAACTGTTTTCCACCAGCTTGTGTTACTACTGTACGATAACCACCCTCATTAAATGACCAAGGATTAACCCCTAGAAAAATAACAAAGACTAATACTACTGATACTGCTGCGATAATTAATTTTAATTTACTCATGATTTATTTAAATTTATTTTGAAATTGTTTTATTTCTTCTAATTCTTTAGTATACTGTTCAAACTTTTCCTTAGCCTGATCAGCGCCTTCTTCTGCCTTCTTTTTATAGTAAGCCACTTTGTACTCTAACTCTGATAACTCTTCTTCAAAGGAAGCTTTACCATAAGTTTTACCTTTTACAGTATTCTTATCATCATACATTTTATTGCCTAAAGCAACACATAATGCTATGAAAAGTACTATAAATATAAATAATATAATTTTTAACATAGTTTATTTATTTTATTTCTTATTTCTTCTAATGTTGTTTGATTGTAAAATTTACCATCTTCATAGATTACTTGTAATAATCCTTTAGATTCTTGCTGAAGAGTACACTCAGTTAAACACACTATTTCATTATTATCATCTTGTGTAACTTGTAATAACCCTTTTAAAGATTTTTTAGTACCATCATCTGTAATTGGGTCTTTATAAATGTTATATGATACTTTCTTAGTGATAGGTTTACTAAAAGATTCTCTATTTTGTGAAGATTTAATATCTGCTTCCATAGTGGCTTCTTTATCAAATTCTTCAACTTCAAACCAAGCACCTTTACAAGCAAAGCCTAATGTATCTCTAGTATTATATTGATAAGTAAAACTACCTACACCTAATACAATATTAGTAGCTGCAAAACCTTTAGCTTCAAGTCTTTGGTAAATCTGTAACTGACGCTCAGGAGTAATACTATCACCATAAATAGCACCAATATGTGAATCTAATACTTTATAACCTTGTTCATTAATAGTACCACCAAATATATCCCAAAGAAGTTCTATAACACCTTTTCTTTCACTTACAGAAGTTCTATGTTCCCAATCTCCTCTTAAATCAGCATCTTTTTCCCAATCTAAAGGAATACCACAAATAATATCTACAGGATCACCTGAATCAGGTCTAATTACTAATTTACCATCTCTAACCATAATAGCTTCTTTATTAGCTGGTAAATATTCAGTAATTAATTTCCATAAATCAAATGTATCTGATACGATACTTAAAATACCTTTATCAAAGATTTTAAGCCAATCAGCAATCATTTGTTGTTCTCCTACAGTAAAGATTTTAGTAGTACTAACTGAATGTTCTGAAGCATTTACACTAAAAATAGGCATCTCATCTTCTTTAACTCCATAGAAATATCTTGATGCTGGAATAGCTACTAAAGTATCATCTCCTTTAAAAGAAATATCATGTCCTAAGGCAATAAGATATTGACTCATAGGGTCTAATCCTCTTGCTGAAAAATTATGACACATGAAATCCACTAACCATAAGTTAGCAGGATCTGTTTTCTTAACCCACTCTTCAGCTTGTCTACGATATAATTTAGCAATTGTAGCTGCTGTACTTGGTTTCCATGCTAAAGATGATACTACTGTTTCAAGATATAGACTTAACCATCCAAATCCATCAACTGTATTTACAAAGGTCATGTGGGGTATGTTTGGTCTTGTTTCTATTCCTTCTGGAAGGCTTTTCACACGAATAGGTAAATAACCTAAATCCCATAGTTCTTCAAAATGTTTACCGTCATACTCCATACCTAAATATGAAGACATGTCTTTGATGAATTTAAGTGCTTCTTGTTTAAGAATTTGCATAGCAAAAATCCCAGAAGCTTTTGCACCTTGTCTTTTGTTGTTAAAAAAGAAATTTTCTTCAAATTCATCATGTAACCATTTCCAAACTAATTGTTGACCAAATGATACTATTTTAGTAATACCTTTTGGTGCATGTTTAACACTTCTAGGAATCCATGTACCATAAAGTTTAGTTGTACCTGGAGCTAACATTGCTTTATGCGAAGTTTTATAACCATCTACCCAGTAAAGGGAATTAATTTTAAATGCCATTTTCTAAATATTTTATTGCGTTAATTAAATTTTGTTTATATTAATATATAGTTTTATCATTTTAAAATACGTTTAATTGTTTTACAAAATCTTTTTTAGCTCCAGGAAAAATAGTTGAATAACTATTAGTACAATAAATACCATCAAAATGTTTATTTAATTCCTCAAAACCTGCTGAAAATATTCCATGAGTTACTATGAGATATATTTTACCTATGAATTGTTTATTGGATTTTATTGATTCAGCAATATTAATAAATGTTCTTCCTCCATCGCAAATGTCATCAAGAATCAGAATATCTTTTTCTAAGTAATCTCCATAAGGGATATTTAATGGGACATGGGTTTTAATTATTTCACCATTTGTTTCTCTTACTTTAGAGCAAACTATTATATCGCCTTCATATCTTATTCTCTTAGCTATTTTTTCTACTTTTTTAGAAGCACCAGCATCTGGTGATAGTAGTAGGAAATTACTATTAGGTTGGTATTTAGAGCTGCTATATAAATTAAATAATGTAAATTCTACTAGGCTTAAATTATCAAGTTTTTTATATTTTTTAATACCCATTTCTAGACAATCACTATGACCATCCATTACTGTTACAGAATCTAATTCTAGATGGTTTATCATAGGACAAATAACATCTTTTAAATAATTATTTCCACCTTCTTCAAATTTACGATCACTTCTAGCACCCATAATATATGGAGTATAAAGATGAATTTCAGTTATGGTATCATTTTGAACATCTATTTCTCTAATACAAGCTACAGCACAAATGATTAATTCTAAATCTTTGAAAGTATTCAATCTTGATTTAATCTGAACACTATCTTTAATTAAACTAAGATTAGGATATCCATTTTTAAACTCATTGATTCCAATTAGAACAATATTCTGTTGACCATCAGGAAACTTAGATATTTTATATTTAATATCAGATTTTTCTAAATCTACTAAATTCAATGTTTTCATGCTTAATTTCTACCTTTTTCGTTAATATATAACTCTTGCACAAGATCCGATTGCCAATATTCTTTAGTTTCTACATCCATTATAGTTAATTTACCATGAAAACCAGCACCCGTATCTAAATTCCAGACATTGGCAGCGTTAATAGGTTTATCTGTTTTCCAACTAACTGTAGCTGTATGTCCTATAAATATATCTTTAAAGTCACCATTAACTTTAAATTTACCTCTATTAGGATATTTACACTCATCATTTGGTTCAATTTGTCCATAACTTAATGCAGCCATCCAGAAATCTCTATCCCACATTAATACATCTTCATTATTATAGATTTGATCATCTATAGGAAAGTGTCGATTTAACCCACCATGTACATATAATCTGTTTTCAGAATCTATGTAATATGGTTTTTGTTTAAACATAAAAAATTGATAATGAGATTCAGGTATATCCGAATGTAATAAATTAGTGCTGTAACCTCCAAATGTATGTGCATACTCTTTACACAATTCTCTACAATAAGATATTAAAGTACCATCACCGCCTTGTAACCAAGATGCAGGATGTTCACCACGCATTAACCATGTTTTAAACCATGAATCATGGTTACCTCTTATAGCAACTAATTTCTCTATTTTAAGTAATTCTTCTACTACTTCATATACTTCACTCCAACCATCAGTGACATCACCTAGTTGAATTAAAGTATCATTTTCATAATCAAAGTTTACTTTTGAGAGACACTGTCTTAGTGCTTTAGCAGCACCGTGTATATCTCCAATTACGTATGTTTTCATAGTTTATTTATTTAAAAAAATCGGTTTTGTAATACCCTGAGATCCGAAAACTCCGCTAACCAACGATTTAGCTAACTGGTGTTGAGCATTAACTTACGTTCTAATAGGATTAAACCTGCTTAGACTGGTACGTTTTTAAGAGGCTTTATTAGATCTTCGATCCATATCCCTGCAGAGATAGAGGGCTAATTTTATTATATCCAACCGCCTTATGTTGTGGATTAACACCTTTTGATTACCTCATTCAGAAACTAGAGCTTTTAACTGCTATATGAAGTATTGATAATATGAAGGATTTCTGGTATTGGTATTTCCACAAACCAACATCTACTAAGTGTAGCCACTAGGATATAATAGGGTTTCTCGGCCCACTTATCTTTAGTACTTATATAACTTATTACCGAATATAAAACTGTTATTGTAACATACTATCTGTTGTACATGATAGAATCCTTGGTTATCCACATACACTGCAGTAAAACCATTAAGCCAACTACCTTTCATAGCTCTAGATGCATAGTTAAATACAGGTTGATTAAAATCAGCCATAGAACCACCATTATATCCACCTACTTGTCCTTCAATATATTGTTGAACTCTGTGAGTATGATAAAATAATGTTGATCTTCTATAAGTATCTATATGCTTCTTAGCTGTATGAATGTTGACAAATTCACCATGACTTACATCTAAATAGTTACCTAATGTGATATGATCTTCTTTCCAGTTAGTAAGAACATTAAATCCTTTCTTCTGTAGGTCTAAACCTGTTTCAGGAGAAGGTAATGACTTACCTAACTTAGAGTTATCAATATCATTCATATATCTGAAATAGCGATCCTCATGATTGCCAAATAGATAGATCTTATGAATATTAGATGCTAAATCAGATGTGATACCATCAATAAGCTCAGATCCTTCTTTATATTCCCAATCTAAAGTCACTCCTTGAATAGGTTTCTTACCCTTATCATGAGAACTTAAGCTGTTCATATCTAAGAAATCTCCTGCTAATACTATACCTACAACATGCTCTCTATTATCCTTTAATAAAGGAAAGATACCACGTTGAAATGCTGCTGCATTATGAAATGGGGCGTGTACACACCCAAATACAAAATATAAACCAGGAGTTGTTAACTTTCTGGTAAAAGGTTGATTAAAAATTGTACCATCACGTACAACTTTAGGTGCTATTACATCTTTAGATGTTACTGACATGGCGTATTCAACCACATCTTTAGTTACTGGTTTACTAGATTCTGTTACTGTATGCTTTTTTCTTACTTTCTTAAGGATTTTATGTACTTCATCAAGATCTTCTTTATTAGAAATTGCCATACCCATAGCTACGCTAACTTCAAAAGCGCTCTTTTTAAGGTAACCTGGCTTCTTTACTAACCAATTCTCGATGTCTTTTTTTTGTTGTTTCCTCATTACCAAATTATTGGTTTTAAATTATTGTTTACTAAGTACTCATTTGTCTTAGACAAGTGTTTACATCCTTTAAATCCTTTAACACTAAAGGGGCTTGGATGAGCTGCTTCTAACACTAAATGGTACTTATTGTGTATAAATTTCTTATACTCTCTTGCATGATCCCCCCATAGCATAAATACTACAGGAGTCTGCTTATCACAAACAGCCTTAAAGGCTATTTCTGTAAATTGTTGCCATCCCAAATGACCATGTGAAAAAGGACTACCTTTCTCAACAGTTAAACAGGTATTTAGTAATAAAACACCTTGTTTAGACCATCTGGTTAGGTCTGGATTCTTATCCAGATATAGACCATTATATACATCATTTTCAATCTCAGCAAAGATGTTTACTAATGATGGTGGTACACTAGGTTGGTTATTAGGTACACTAAATGCTAAACCTGTAGCCAGTCCTGGTGTATGGTAGCAGTCTTGCCCTAACACAAGAACTCTTACATCATCAAAAGAGTCTTCAAAGGCTTTATAGACCTTATCTGATGAAGGAAATATATCAGCACCTTCTCCCTTACGGGAGATAAGATAGTCATATATATTCTTCATATAATCCTGATCAAACTCTTGGGATAGCTGTTTCCACCATGTTTCATGGAACTTAGCTTTTTGAGATTCCTTTAGACTGGACATATTCATGATTACGGTCATCAAGACCTCTTTTTAAATGTATACTCTCTCTTAACATCATTAATGATGCTATAGCATGATCAAGGTGGTGATTACCTGATTCATCAATGTCTTCTCCTAACATCCATGAATTAAGATGCCTTTGACAAGCGTCATAATATCTTAACCAACTAGTACCATGTATGTAATTAAACTTACCGTACTTCCCCTCACCATAATTGAATGCTCCACAAACAGATACTAGTGTCTTTTGAGGAAGATCACTCATCCTCCATTTACCAGTATCATGCTTGATTGTTTCAAGCCTTTCCTTTAATTTTTCTTCCTCCACCTTGCCCTCTTTTGTTAACATAAAAACCTTCTTTTCTTAATTTATCATTAATTCTTTTAATAGTAACTCCTACAGCACTTCTTGTTGTGTTGTAAGCTTTAGCTATAGAATCTAAAGATTGGTTATTTAAATATCTAGCGTAAATATTTTTATGCTTTTTATTACTAATAAACTCTAATAATCCCTCATTATCTTTAAAATTAGACTCTGCTATAATTTGACAATCAACAGACTCTTTAATTTTATTATCTAAACAGTTTTTATTAAATTTATTAAATTTCAAACCATCAAATCTTTTTAATAGATTATCAATAGTATTTACTTTTAGTTTAAATCTATAAGCAACTTGCCCAATAGTATATCCATTATAAAGCTCTTGTATTATTCTCTTTTCAAGATAGCTTAAATTTTTTGTAATATAATATATATCAGGATTTTCTTCAAATGATGTAAAATAATGTTGCTCTACTGGTATTTCAAAAGCAGTATTATTTTTTTCATCCTCCTCATCATCATTAATTTTATTATTATGAATATCCTCCAGATACATAATATTCTTATTAGCTCTTGAAATCTCTTTACTTACATTAGACGCTACTTTACCACAAAAAAATATAAATCTTTTTGTAGATTCAAATTTAGTATTGTCTAATATTTCTAATAAACGAATAGTAGTCTCTCCAAACAAATCATTTGCTTTTTCTACATCATTTTTATTTAATACTAAACAATGTTTATATATTTTATCTTTATTATGAAAAAAGTCATGAATTGTGTATATCTTACTTGATTCCATTATTATCAATATACTCCTCCATAGCTTTTGTAAATTCTAAATCACTTAATTTTTTACCTTTTGTGATCTCTTGATAGATCTCACAAAAAGGTTTATCTAGTTTAGCTGTCCATATTCTATCAAACTTGTTTAGAATAGGGAAAACTCTCATAGGATCTGATAAATTCTCTAACTTCTTAATTATATCTTTACTCATACATTATCTTTATCATTATTTAAATCCTTAATATTTTTATAAACCTCATATTTTAAATCAGGCTTAGACATTAATTCTTTAACATCTTTTATATCTACTTCAAAATGCTTTGCTACTATCTCCCTTTTTCTGACAGAAGGATTAAGGATTTCCCACATTGTAGTAGCAACTTGTCCATTAACTATTAATGGTGCATCATTTAAATCATACACATTATTGGTATAAAATACCTTTAGTATATTTTTGTATCCTTGAGAAATCTCAGAATATAGTCCATTTAATATCTTATAATAATCATCTTCATGCTTCTTGGGTACTTTAACTACAAAAACCAATTCTTTATTATCATCGTCATTAAAAGACTCTACAAAGTCCTCATGATCATTAATCTTTTTTAATACTTTTACTACATCTTCATCATCTGTATTTAAGACAACTATATACAGGTATTGTTCATCTGTGTGTTGTATGTACACATTTAACAATTTACCCTTGAAATCTCTCCTGTGTAGCCCTATCATAGGTAAACAGAAGTTTGTCACTTTAGTATGTCTTAAATCACCATCATCTTTTACATATCCCTGTTGTTTTAGATATGCTAATCTTAAACTCATAGAACTCCTTCTTTTTTCACACTAATAGGTTCAGGAATTACAAACCCCTCAAATCCTTCTAGGATCTTTAAGCATGAATAATTTTTATAAAATTCCTTAATTCCCACCCCTTCCCCAAAGTGGCTAATGTAAGCTTCTAGTACTAATGGCCTGTATTCTTCAGCAGAATTACACCCATCAAATAATTTCTGTACAAACTTCTCACCTTTACCAGGTATACCTTTAACAGCATCCCCTGATTGACCAGCGATCATATCTACCCAAAAATTATAAACAGCTTCTACTTTATTAGTATAGACCCATTCATTTTTTCTCCAATTATAATGACTACCTTCAAGACCCAATAAATCTTTGTCAATAGCACATATAAATGAATCTCTTAAAGCTAATCTAGTGATATTTACAGCATCATCTACTTCAATACCATCTACTGGTATAGCTTTATATTCTTCTATAAAGTAATTCTTTATAAAGCCCCACCATTTAGGTGATTCTTTAGGTCTATTAGCTTTATAGTCACTCTTAATCTCATATCTATAGTTCCCTTTACCTTTAATAAAAGCTATATAATGAGTTGCTTCAGATTTAGTTAAGATCTCATTCATCCAATAATGAACAGAGTTCTTTAACTCATCTTCAGTCTTATCTGTATATACAAACTTACCATTTTCCTTTATAGGCTCATTATTCTCACCTAATACCTTATTTGGTGATCCCGCAGCAAAAGCTAACGAATCTAGATCAATAACAGCTATCTTCATGGTTTTACATCTGTATAGTTATCCTTTATAAGTTGTGATAACTTAGCAGCTTTTTTGTAATTTTTAACACGTTCTTTTATATACTTACTGGTTGTTGCTCCTGATGGTACTGGTTTATTAAGCTCGTCAAGAACCTTGACAACATCTTTTAAAACCCATGTTTCGACTTTATACATCCTAATATCCTTTTTTTATAAACTGAATCTGCCTCAGCATATCCAATCCTTGTTAAAAACTCAAAATAATCTTCTCCAGATCTATAATATTTCTTCTGCCATCTAGCATAAAAAACTACAGATTCTTTCCAATCTCTAAAGTACATATAACCATTTCTGGCCCTAAAGCCAAAAAGGTTATTACGTTCTTTAAAATACTTAGAAGTAAAGTTACCTGTCTCTAATCTTGCTTGCGCATAGACAGTATCAGGAAACTTAATATTATTTTTCTTAATCTCTTTCTTTAGAAGAGCTGTTGAAAATGTATCACTTACTACAATAGGGATATCTTTACGTATCTCCTTATATTCTATCAGAGGAGTATCATGTTTTAATGACACCATACTACATCCTATAGTAATTAGTATTGCAATACATATAACTTCAAATGATCTTTGTGCTATTTTATCTCTATCCATAATGATGTCAAATTAATATATGTTAATATTCCGTTAATTACTACTGTTACTGCTAAGTATAGATATCCTAATCTGTAGTCAGCCAATATTCTTTGTGGTGGTATAAACATCGCCCACAACAATAACCAAGTTGTTAGTATAAATGAAAATACTAATCCTTGAGAGGGGTGTGGCCAATAGAAAATACTCATTAAAAGATATACAGCCTCAATAATAGTTATTACTTTGGTAGATATTTCAATATCTTTATTAATAACTTCTGTCAAATAAGTTTTAAACTGATCTGATACTAACATTGATGCATAATATAATGTAAAAAATGCACTTAAAATCACTAAAATTAATAATACATTCATAATTTCTTTTTTTTAATTAAATTTATAACTTTTATAACATTCTCTTGTGTATTGGGTACATATAAGTCCACTCTAAAACCATGTGCTGCAAGAAGTTTCTTAAACATCTTCCATTTGATCTTAAAATCAGTTGTCTCAAAGCCTTTAGTTTCAATGATCCAACCTACTTTATTTTCATCTATACATACAAAATCAGGTGTATAGGTAATAGCTCTTATCTTTGGACTATCTAAATCAAAGGTCTTAATTATCTTACCTGCCTTTTTCTTACTCTGAAGTTCCCAGCTATTTAATGGAAAATCAAACTTATCTTGTAATATAAACTTATGCCCTTCATACTGAAAATTCTTGAATCCATTAGCCTTTAGTTGTGTATAACAGAAAGCCTCTAGTGAGGACTTAAAGTTGATACCATCTACAGTTTTCTTTTTAGCGTTCTTAATTTTCTGACCACCTACTTTAAAACTGTACTTTTTCTTTTTAACATTCATTTACTAGTCTGTTAACTTTTTCTTGTAGCTGCTGATACCATTTAGGATTTAAATTGAATCCATCAGGTTTATAGTCTACTAGAATACCATCACAATATTCAGATAATTCATCTATTTGCATAACTGTATTCTGTAGGTTATCAAGAAATATATCAATCTTTTCAGTTTCTATTCGAGCTAATTTTAGAGCTACTGTACCTGGATTAAAAGCATGATCTACAGCTAATCCAATAACATCTCTAACAGCCCATATATAAAAAGAACTATCATTGGTAGAAATTAAAAACAATTCCACATCATCTACTTTAAGTTTAGAGTTAAAGTCCTGTGGTCTATTCTTAAGAACACTAATAACATTACGAAAAGCTTCTATATTCCAATTATCTGTGATCTCAAATCCTATCTTTATTTTACTCATATTTATTTAATAATTGTTTTATTAATATTTCACCCTGTTCTACTCCAAACTTCTTGGCATAATCACTAATATCTTTACAACCACTGTCATTTGGTATAAATATACTATTAACTGAAGAATGGCTCATGCAGAAGTTATCTGTATACTTCCTACCTTCACTATCATTATCAAGAAACACAGTTATATTTTTAAATCTTTTATGTAGAGAATCCATTAATTCTTCAGGTATTTTAGCACCCTCAGACGGTAATGATACTACATTATAACCCATTTTTTTAAGAATAATTCTGTCTTTTCTACTTTTAGTTATGATCAAGAGATCACCTTTATCAGGAAGATCCTTATAACCATCTATATTACGACTAGAAGAATTATTTAAGAATCTAATACCTTCTTTACTTGCTAATGGAAAATAGAGCTTATAGCCTATAAATTCATTAGTTTCATAATCATACTCTTTATAAGCATATATAGGATTAGACTTTCTATACTCAAAAGTAGTGACATTTTGCCCCTTTATTAGGTGGGCTACTTTAACACTAATAATCTCTTCTTTATGTAGATCATCTAAAGTAATGCCATATTTTGACCAATATGTATAATCAGTAGATGTATAGTTTTGAGATATAATCTCTATTTGAGACTTGACTTTAGGTTTAACAGGTACATCCATGATAATATCATTTGATACTATAACAGACGGGCTTATATTTACCTTAATAGACTTTATTGAGAAATCATTAGCTATAACTTTCAAACATTCATAATAATTTATATTATACTTTTTAGAAATATAATCAAAACATCCTAAATGTTCTCCAGAACCAAAATCTTTATAATAAAGACTATTATTAGTACTTGCGTATATCCTACATGATGGTTTAGTATCATAGTAGAATTCGCTTAAAAAAGGCTTATCTACCTCTTCAAAATTCTTACAATAGTATCTAAATAGTTGATATTCAGACACTTTTGACAGAATTTCTTCTTTTGTTACTTCTGTTTCTGCGTCTTTAAAGTCAAACATAATGAAATTTTATAAAAATAGGGGAGGGGGCAAACACTGCAAAAACTGCAAGCTGCAAACCCCCTCCACCGTATTTTAATTACTTATTACCAAGTAGGCTCTACTGTGTTAGAGATACCAGGTTGACCAACTACTGGAGTTAACTTTTTGATATTCTTTGAAGGATCAAAAGTTAATGTTCCAGAATTAGCTGGTGCTACTGAACCTTTACCGAAGTTAAATTCAGCTTTAGTCCAATTAGGTTTACCATCTTTACCTTGAATTTCTTTACCAGATAAACGGATATCAAATGGTTTACCAACAGTCATCTTAGCTAATTCAGCAGATAACTGAGCAGCACTAGATGCTGCAGGTAATTTTGCTTTAGCTTCGTCAAAACTGATATTATTAATTGCAGCAATTAGATTTACGATAGCAATCTTCGTAATATCCCAAGCTGACTTACCACCTTCTGTTTTAGCAGTAGTATTGATGTATAAGCGGCTATTACAACCTAACCCTTCTCTATCTTCAATACTAAATTCTAAAAATGGTGCTCCAGTACTTGCAATACCATCAACTACTTGTGTAATTTTTACTGTATGAATTCCAGGATTTAAATACTTGCTCTTGCTTTCTTCAGCGTCATTAAAATTAAACATATATCTTAGTTCTTTATATTATTATGAATTAACTACTTCAACTCCTGAAGCAGTTGGTGTTACATCATCAACTACCGAATAGGTTGGTTTATGAGTTTTTTTAAATTTAAGACCACAGTCTTTCATTAAACGTGCTGTTGCAGCACTTGTTAGGCTATACTTAGCCATGATATCTTCTTTTTTCTTTCCGCTGTTAACTAATTCAGTTAACTCTTTCTTTGATATTTGAATCATAGTTCTTGTTTATTTATTTATAATATTCATCCATAGCTTTAAACACTATAGACAGGTCATTTGGTATTTCCAAAGAAGCAAACATATCTGCTGGACTCTTTGCTGGGATTACCAACCCATTCTTTAAAGTGCGATTAGTGATGAAACTATATTTAGCTTCACCAGTTTTATCATCAAAAGACACATTAGTAAATAGAGCGCAGGTTACAACTCCTAATGGATTGTACTGATCCTCTACCATTTTACCCACTGTTTTTAATTTTTTACCTACTTTAATTCTATCTGAAATATCATCATCATCATGAAACATGAAGACAACATTTAGATCATCTCTCATACCTTTAGCATAGGCAATAATTTGCTGCATATGCTGTGCAATGTCAGTGAACTTGCCAAAGCCATTTTCTTTAGCTCTAGCAAATAATTCAGTAGTCATTACAAATCCGATATCATCTAATATCAGATTCTTGATATGAGTAGCCTTTTTATCTATAGCCTCAAGAGTAGCATAAACCTCAGCATAACTGTCTGTAGATTTAGTGTTCCTATTCTCAGCATTATATAAACTCTTAGAACCCTTAAAAGGTAATGGTTTATTTAATGTATTTATAATATAGGTCTCTTTAGGATCCAGATTCTTTAGACTGGTAGACTTACCAGTTCCTGTGTCACCACAGATTATAGTCACTCTAGCCATCTTATCTTTCTCTAATTAATTTATTATACCTCTCGATATCACTTTGCGTAATATCTGTAGGTTTTGGTAGTTCTTCAAAACTACCTGCTTCAGCTAAGAATAATAGTCCTATTTTGACATTATCCCTACTAAGCCTATTCTTTACTACCTTAAGCATTCTAAACCTATTGTATAGTGAATATAGTGCATCTTTCTTATTGATATTATAACCAAGACAGGTTTCCATATCCATTTGATACGCATTCATTAGTCCTAAAACTACGTCAGCGTCAGCATATGGTGTTGTACTATCTTTAAAGTCACTTTGTTGTGGAGAAATATCCACACCTTTGTACTTAGCTCTTTCCACAGAACTAAGCCCTTGATTAAATTGTTGTAACCAAAAGAAAGTCATTTTAAATAGGTTACGTAAGATAATACTATATTCAGAGAGTTTATCAAGATTTTGTTTTAAATTGTATCCTCTTTCAGTCTTAAATAAGGCAAGGTGATCACCTACGACTATATTATATTCTTCAGGATTTGTAAATACAAATCTAACAATTCTCTGTTTAGTTTTCCCTTCTTCATCTACATAATTTTCCTTTTCAAAAGTTCCTCTTGTTTCCATATGTTTCCATAAAGTGTTATAAACACCTGTAGGATTAGTGGATTCAAAGAACCATTTTATTTTAGAAAAAAGTAAATTTAGATTAGGAGTTTCATCCATAACTAATTTTAATTCATCTTCAGTTAATCTGTTATCACCAAGACCTTTGATCTTCTCAGGAGAAATGATAATATCATATTTCTTGTATATAAGAACAGACAACCAATTAGCACGTTTACTCATCTCATCAATCTCCAGACAATAGTAAAAAATATTTATTGGAATATTCTCAGCTAATGCGTCTTCAAGAGCATTAATGATTATAAAATCTACGAGAGTTGTCTTAGCACTACCTGATAATCCACCAAGTAATGTGTAACAAGCCCTCTGCACTCCAAAGATATATTTGTTTATACGACCCAATCCATTATTCAGTCCCTGGTATTTACCAGCAAGACCTGCTTGTATTCTTTCTTCAAATGTCATATTGCGTCTACATCTTCTTCTGTATTACTACTACCAGCTTCATCAACATATGCTTCCCAATTTCTCTGATGTAAAAAGGTTGGTAGAGCCTGGATAAAATTCATTTTACCTGTTCTTTTTAAACCTTCAACATATAAATTAATACATTTTAATATTAATTGGTGTTTTTCTACATTAACTACACCATTAGTAATAATGGTTTTTTTATAAATCTCTATACATCTAGCATTATCTAAATGCAGCATTCTTTCACCAAACTTTTTGGGGTATGTCTGCTTTAATTCAGCAAAACATACCTCAAAATTTTGGTTACTTATTGGAAATAAGGTTGTAGCCTTGCTTCCTAATTTCAAAGAACTGAATAATATTTGACCATCTTCTTCCTGAGCATATGTGAGGAAATCTTGTTCCTGTAATTTTTTAAATATCTCATCGTCAAATGGCTTTATATTACGTGCATAGTTTAATAAGCTCTCTTTATGAGAGTTCTTAATACAAAATAGTAAAAAATATTCCTCAAATGTAAGCTTATTAGCTAACAATTGATCAACATTAATTTCTATAATCATCTAATGCTTAAATTTTTGTATTGTTGAGCTATATCAGCAGATAGCTCTTCTGCCTCACAATTCTCTTCTATCCTATCCAGATCCACATCAATGTCATATAATCCCTTCAATTCTTTCTGTATCTTCTTATAAGATATGCTTTTGTAATTATGTATTTGTTGTATTGTGCTGATATATCCTCTGAGCGTTGTAGAGGATATATCATCTGGATTTATTGTTTTGGACATAAGTTAGTTTGTTTAGTTAAATTATTGTTTTTAATTGATCTATTGAGTTTATCCAATAGACGTTGGATTGGTCAAAATCCTTTTGGGATTTCCTAAGCCACTTCTCGTCCTGAGTACCTTGGATATATAAACGTATCATAATAGGCTTCTTCCCCTCTACATATCTGCAAATACGTCCTGTTTGTTGTATAAGATCTCTAGCTACTGATGAGCCAGATAACTGTATACCTACTTCAAGATTATTTATAGATACTCCTTCATTTAACGCCTTAACAGTACTTATAAACCTGATTCTGGTTCTACCATCTTCTAAACTAGCTATAGCAGCCAATTTCTCTCTCTTCTTGAGTTTAGAATGATAGACTAAACTATCTGTTCTACCCTCTACCAACTTTTCACATTGTGCTATATCTGAAGAAAACAGTATACCATTTGATTCTGGGAACAAATCTAATATTTCCCTTGCGGTTTTTATTTTATTATAAGCTTTGTCTAATATAGACTTGCGCTTCTTAATGCAAGCGTAAAATATGTTTGCCCAGCCCTTTTGTTCAGGAGTACCATTAGCTCTATATATAGTAGCCATACGAAAAGCTTCATATGGGCCACCTAATAGGTGTTCATAGTAGTTATAGTTCCTCTGCACCTTCTTTAATTCAGCTTCCTCTTCTTCACTTAGTTTAACAGCATAATTCACAAATTTAAAAGCTGACACCACACCATCTTTTGCAGCCTGTGAAATATTATATGTGTAAACTGTTGGTCCTAGTCTACTCTGAGCTACTTTTAAAGAATCATCAATCGTTGCACTTAAGCCTAGGAAATACCTATAGGCATTATTTTCAAAGAACTTAAAATATTCATAAGCCTCACCCTGCTTATACAGCATTCTGTGAAGCTCATCACATACTACTAAAGTCCAATCAGTATTTGTCCATTTATAGACAGTCTGAATGCACTCTATAGTACAATTTGCTAGTAGTTTAGTTTCTCCGAATTTAGCAAAATCTTCTGGAAAAACTTTATCCCGTATTAGTTCTGTTGGAACTATTATTAGGATCTTAGCATCTGGGAACTTATTCACCACAGCTCTAATTACCATAATGGCTATGCGTGTTTTACCTGCTCCTGTACAGAGCTCCAGAACTGATCTGGTGTTAGCAGCCCACGCATTGTAGGCTAGAAGTTGAACTGTATCCCTCATAATATTAATCTATTAAGTTATAATTATTATATACTGTAGGTGTATTACTATCTTTAATGAATTTATTTAGATATTTTGACCTAAAAGTTACTTGTCCTTCGACAGTCTTTATTTCAGGCTTTTTAATCTCAAACTTTTTAACAGGTAATAAAACCTCTGGTTTATATGTTTGGTTTAAATAACCATTCTTAATTGATTCTGCCCAATCCCTTTGCTCACTAATAGTCTTTAATTCTGGTAAATGTACCCCTGAGAAAAACTCAGATATACCAGATTTAATAACAACTTTTATCTTATTTGGATTAGTCATTATATTGAATAAATATTTAGTAACTTTAGTATGATTCATTGAAGTTATACTATCAGTTTCACAGTTTACCCAAAATTCAAATTTAGATACATCTATAGGTAATCCAAGTAGATTAGCCCCTTTATAATAATCTATGTAGGTTTTATCTATCATTAACATTACTAAAGGTCTAATCTTAGAATCATTACCTAACACACCTCCAAATCCTTTACTTACAAAAAGAAAGCTACTACCTAAGATACCAGTATATAAACTTCTATACGATAGTGGTACAGATACTTTTGCATAGTTATTAACAAATATCTTACTTGTAATATTGTTAAACATAGCATGATATGCTATTGTTTTAGTAAAATTATTTGTATAAACAAAAGCTGAAGCATCATACATACATGAATCATATGTATCTAAGTAGTTTGCAAAATTTCTAGCAGCTGTTCTTTTAGTACTCTCCAACTGATCATGATGAATGTCTTCTCTTAAAAGACACTTAATAAAGTCAAAACTACCTCTAGTAGGAACACTCTTATTCGTATAATATAAATCAATAGATTCATAATCACCTAATGCGTTAGTATTAAAACTTGGTAGAATACATACAGGAACATGAGTATCTGTTGACTTTAATCTAAACAATGGAGAGGCTACTGAACTAGTGGACAGTGGCTTACATATAGTTAAATCACGTAGGTTCATTTTATTTCAAAATTAAATAATGCTAATTGATAATCTATATTAAATGGTAATGCTCTGATAGGTGTCTTTAAATTAACTAAGAAGTTATTAAAACCACTAACCATTAAACTTGCTATCATTGTTGAACAATGTGTAGTACCTTTATAGGAACAGTCTTCTAAAGCAACCTCAGAGTCATCAAATAATGTAGCTCTATATTGTTCTATTCTGTCTGTAGTGACAAAAAATACTTGACCTATTTCTGCTAGTAATCTACCATCAATAAATATAGCATCTTTACTATCTTTATATTGTGTAGCCCAAGCTTCAAACAAGATCTTCCTAGCCTCCATATTATCAAAACAAGAAAAGCAATATTTATCTATACTTACTGTATTTTCAGTTAATTCTCCTAGATCAATAAATTTACCATTTTTATCAATCATAGGATCTGCAAAATTAACCAATGATTCACACAAAGCTGTTGTCTTAAGATCTCCTATATTACCATGTATATATAGCTGTGAAGCTAAATTAACCTCATCTACAGTATCTTTATCATAAACAAACAAGGTAACACCCTGTCTGGCTAAAAATAAAGCTACCCATGATCCTATATTACCAACACCACCAACAATAGCTGTTGCGTCCTTAGCTTGGTTAAACCAAGGAGCATTAGAAAATCTAGACTTTTTAACATCAATATCTTCAAGAATTGATATAACTTCATTATTTTCCATCTTTTTTACCTTTTTTAAGTTTTAAAAATGCTTTATCTAATCCAGCAATAGCTTTACTAAGCTGATTTTCATTACTAAATTTATGTATCTTAGGTGTTTTTTTTGTTTCTACTGCAAAATCAGCAGGTTCATCCACGTCAATATACATATCAAATATATCAATGATTTTATCGTAAAATGGATATCCTGATAAACGATATTTATCTAAGCACATAATACATTGTTTAAAGAATGCATTATGATGTTCTATTTCTAGAGTATCTCCAAAAACAGCATAGTATGTAGTATTTAGACCAAAATCAAAGGCATCCCAAAACATTAAATCAAAAGCTTCACCGTACTGTTTCTGCTCTTTCTTAATATGGTCTAGTACTTCTTTAAGTCCCTCTGCAGTTTTTGTATCTAGAGATAAGGCTTTACTTAAATAAGACTCTATTTCAGAAACTGTTTTAGGTATATAAGGATTTGATTTACCAAAACCCTCTCCAAACTGCGCTCCTAGATTTAGTTGATTAGAAGGGGTGGGGAAAGAAGGTCTGTTAAAAGATGTTACTTTCTTTACTGCTTCCGCTTCTGTTTTAGCTTTTCTGATAGAATCATATCTATCAAAATCAAATGTATCTAATTCATACTCTATAACACAATTAATAGTAAGTAATTGTTTATCCAATGTAGGTTTACTATCCTCAAGTCCTTTAAAAGAAAGACCATGACTAAATTTATACTTAGTTTCAACTTCAATATCAGCAATAATTCCTATCTTAGCGCAGAAATTACCACCATTTCTAAAGTTTACAATTAATGATAAGTAAAAATTATGTGCTCCTGCGTTAGATTTTAATTCTTCTGTATCAGTTCCACTGAAAAATGCCTCCATATCATGATGTGTATGGAGCATTCCCCACTTCATTGTTAGTGCTTCAGGATATTTCTGATAAAAGTCTACAATAGACTCATCAGGTGAAAACTCTGTATATGCTGCAGAACCAATATCCATCAAATAGACACGTTCTGCCTTTAGTACTAGTGTAGCAGGATCATTAATATCCCCTGATACAATTTTATAAAATACTAATCCACTCCACTCAATATTACCAACTTTATGGTGTAGGTATGACACCTGTGCTAATACCTCTTTAGAAATAATTAGTCTTGCTTTACTCTTAAATTCAACTTGTTGCATATTCTTTATTATAGTATTCGTTTATTTTTGACTCTAAATGTAGTTTGGCATCTCTCAGCAAACTTTTAGAGATTTGGTAAGTAGTTTCACTTATTGTATTATCATCATATAGATGTGGTTCTTTATTAAACATTTTAGCTACCTTAAGTACTTCAGCAGATTTATTTGTACTACGAGTTACATTTAGTGCATTATGTGATGTTATTAAATATTCTGATCCATCGTTATCTACGTTAACTAAATAATCTACTTCTGCATAACCAGCTTCCTGAATCTTTTTTAGGACAGATGCCTCTAGAGTTTTATCTATAGTAACCTTAAATTTATTTGAATTTTTTACATATACCACATTAAAATCAGAAGGACCATAAGAAGCATTACGTACATATATTCTCACTCTTGAAGGTGCACTATAGTAGTCTCCACGCCTCTTAATATCTGATAATTTAATGTAAGGACCACCAGCTAGTGACTCATGTTTAAGATAATTTTGAATCATATGTATGAATAGTTCATACTTAAGAGGTGTAAATTTATTATGTAAGCGTAAATCCATATTCATGGCTGCTATTTCTGTAGAGCCCAAACAAAAGGAATTAAACTTAAATGTATCTACTTCTCTAGGTAGATGTGAATGTCTATAACCAACATTAGCTTCTGTAGATCCCCAAGATAATCTAGTTCCTTTAATAAGATCTGATAAAATAAATATTTTCTCACCAGCATTATTATTTGATACTATAAAAGGAATCTTAACTACAATATCTTTTAAGAGACGTTCTGACGAAGGATTACCATTACTAATTATAACTTCTGGATAAAGTAAATAAACATCTAACTTGTTTTGAGCTAAATTAATATCAAACCTACAATTATCCCCATGTGCTTTTTTAGTAATTTCCACTATAGAATCACTTAATTTTAATAGATCTGCATATTTGCTTTTATTTAACTCTGTTACAATAAGAGGATCAATTCTTGAACTTGAAAAAGTATCTAATGCATCATTTGCTGCACGTTGTAATTTTGTATATTCTTGATATAGAGAAACACTCTCATTTATACTAGAGATATCTATAGCTGATAAAACACTTTTATCAACTTCTTTAGAGTTAAGATACTCTTTCCCACCATCATACCATAATAAGCGCACACCATCATTCTCTTCAAATAAAGTAAATACATCATATGATGGAGATACAACTATGATATAAAAAGATGAATCACCACTAAATCTTTCTCTCAAAGACCAGGTTACTTCTGTTTCTTGTTTTACTTCTTCTAAAACTTCTAATTCCATATATAATATATTAAATAAAAAGAGTTAGGCTAATTGCCCAACTCTCTTTGTAATTTTTCGTATTCTGATATAATCTCTGCTTTATCTTCTTCCTCATCTTCTGATTCTAAGTCTGCTTGAGTATCCTCAAGGGCACTTATATGATCTTCCACAGCATCTTTAACTTCTGCTACAGTTTCTGCAGCAAATAGTGCTTGTGTAAATGAGTTCATTTGATTAGCTAAGATTTCTTTAAAATCTATTACTTCTGACATACTTTCCCAGCTTTATTTTTAGCAGTAAACATATATAAAGTAAACTCACCTTCTGGAAGAGCAGCATCATTTACTTCTAATGAATTCTTTGTTTCTGCAACAATACCTTTCATATTATCAGTACTAATTCCATTAGCACGTAAATCAGGTAATAAAGTTCCCCAAGTTCTTGCCTCTGACATAATTTCTACTGGCAAATTAGTGCTTGGATTCACTACTGTTATCTTTCTTGACATATCTCTCTCTCTTTTTTATTATTTAAAAAGGGGAGGTTTCCCTCCCCATGTTTATTAGAACAAACTTTTTAGTTCTGCTAGATCTTTAATATCTTGCTCAGCATCAGCAACATCACGCTTAGCGTTAATCACTGCAGCAGGATTAAATGGTAAGCTTTTAAGTGCTTTATTATAACGATTCTTAGCGTCAGCTAAACGAGACTTTGCACTCAATTCATCTGTCATTACTTGTAATGAAGCACGCTGTACAGCAACTTCTAATTCTGCTTTTTTCTCTTCTTTCTCATCCTTTGATAGGATATCAATCAACTTTACGGTTTCAGCCATTTTGTTTTGTTTTTATATTATTTAGGTGTGGTGATTTTATTTATTAAATTGTATTTTTTAACGGGGTAGATACAAAACCCACTCTTTTATCTTTCTTCTTTAAAGTCCCTAGAGTAGACGTAATATCTTCTGTGTATGCAATAGTTGTAGGGCTAGCTTTAACACTACCAACTAACTTCATAGCCATATTACCTTCTCTAATTACTCTTTCTAAATCATCATTCATATTTTTATTATTCATATTTTCTTTTGTTACACCGTCATTTGACAGTAGTTCTGGTAAGCTATAACACAGTGTTATACATTGTGGATTATTATCTAATGAAAATGAATCATATCCCTCACCATACACACTATTATTTCCATGACTAAAATTTATATGATCACATATTCCCACACTAAGACAGTCTAAAGAAAGCCCAGCATGTTTATAAAAGGTATAACCTTTAGTAGCAGCCCAGTTGATTAAATCTGCTAATTCTGCATAACTTTTACATCTAACATAAAAATTTTCTTTAGCACTACTTGAAGTGCTATTAATAAATTCTTCTAATTCATTTCTTTTAAAAAAATAAAATGAACCATCCCTATCAAATCTAACTTTTATGGGATACTCATGATTATAATTCAAAGCGTCAATCTTTCCACTAAATCCAATATATGATATCGCAGTGTCATCATCTTCTGCACTTATTATTTTTACTCTATCTCCTACTTTCATTTTAAAATAATTCTAATTGTTTATTTATAATATTATCAATTTCTTTGTTACACTCTTTAATATAAAAATCATAATTTATATCATAATCATCTGATTCTTGATACTTATTAAATACTGTAATTTGATATCCTTTATTAATCATCTCTGTACTACCTTTCTTATAAACTTTAATAAAAGTAGACCCTTGATTAGATATGAAATATCTTACATTCTTTTGTTGTTTTAATACTTCTTTATAAGGTAATCTGCAATGATTATACATTAATGTATGTGTTTCACCATAAGACTCTGATGTAAACTTTTGTCTACCACAAAAATCATATATGTTCTTATGATTTTTAATAGTCTGTTCAACTGGAATATCTTTTACAAAGTATTCACTTAATGCTAGTGGAATTATTCTAAATGAATTGTCTTTATGTAATTCTTTATCTATTTCAAAAGCACCCTTATATTTACATTTACCATCAGTTTTAACAGCAATATAATTATTAACATCCCTTATTATCATTTTAGAATAATCTACAAATTCAAGATTAAGTTTGGTCTTGATTTCCCAATCTTTACAGATTTCATAATAAAGATTAATCTGTTCTATATGTATCTTAACAGTTAGACCATCCGTATTAATTTGAAGCATTTGTAATCCAGGAATAGTTACAACTAATTGTTCAGCTAACATAGATAACATCAATTGACCATTTAAAGTAATTTTCATAGTATACAAAGGATCCATGAGAAAACTAAATTTATCATTTGATTTTCCATATACACTATTCAATGCTAACTTAAAAGCATCACTAATAGACATATTACCAGCTTTTTTAGCTTCAATACGTTGTTTTAAGATTCCTTCATAAATATCACAAAAAGATTTACCTAAATGTTCTGGATATAAACCATTAACCACAGCTATACTTGGATATAAGGATGCCACATCAGCATCTATAATAACATATTCATCATCAGATTCATATATTCCTGGCTTTATACAACCATGAATTCCACCAGAACCATAATCATATTTAAATCCTTTATATATAACAGATTCATCTATAGAACCTTTTGTTTCTGTTATGGTAGTATTATTAAAAGTATCTAGGATTTTATTAAATTCAAGGGTTTCAAATGATATATAATCAAATATACAATCTTTTAAATTAATTTGTGTTCTATTAGAGCGCATTTGTTTAACATCATATATATTTAATCCTGTTTTCTCACAATATAGTTTAAGTACTAATTGCTCACCTATTTTACTATCAGGATAATTAGAACATCCTAAATTATAGCGAGCATCTAAATCTTTTCTAATAGCTATCTTATCTTTTGATAATTTATAAAACTCATATGTAGCTAAAACATCATTTAAATTATATTCTAGTATAGATGGTATTTCATCTAATGTAATATCTTCTTTAGTATGCTCAATAGGCATTTCCATTACATTAGGATAATTCATGCTTATCTCTAATGCTTTAAGACTAGTACTTCTAGCCTTATTATTAAAATGCCATAATCTAAATAAATCTAATTGTTTAATTCTAGTATCAGACTCTTTAATAGTTACAAAAGCACCATTAATCTTATTTTGCTCAGTAATGATGCGTTGAGCTTCACTATAAGCTAATTTAATAATGTCTTTTGTATTTACAGGAGCAGTTATTAATATTTTATGTATAACAGGGTAATCAAAACCAACATTATTAAATCCTATTTGTCCTTTACAATCTTGATCTAAATGCTCTAAAAAAGCAACAGAATCATCCCTGTCTTTATGTATAACATATTGAACTACTTCTTGAGTATCTATATTCATAGCACTATATGTGAAACATGAAGCTAAAGTTTCAATATCATATACCCATATCTGACGATTTGTTATCATCTGATTCTTGTTTAATTTCTTCTTTAATAGTCTCTACAGCTGCAGCTGCTTCAGTCATAGTCTGCTCTCTAATAGCAGCCATTTTATCATTAGCTAATTGTATTAGAGCCATCTTCTTAGTACCTCCTGGAGGATTATTAAATCCTGTCCAAATTGCTTTCAATTCTTCTAATGATTTATCTTTATATTCATTATAGAATTTTGTAAATGAGGCATATTGTTTAGCATTCAATATCTTCTTCTTATCTACTCCAAATTTATTTCTGCTCATTTTATCTATATTTATTTTTTAATATTTTATCCCAATAACAAATTGTTTCTTCTTTTCCATTAGCATAATGAGCTGTCCATATACAAGGAAATTTTTCTCTTGCGTCTTTAATTCTCTCAATTGTTGACTTATTCTTATCAGTATTTCTACTATAATATAACCAACATTCCCAATAATGTGAGTTATCTGAACTAGGATTAAATTTAATAGCAATTTGCCATTTAAAGAATACAAAAGACCATATTGGATTCCATTCATGTCTATAATCATCAGCTTCCCATTTAGTTTTCCATCCTAAATCTATAAAATCAAAGCCTATTTTCTTTGGTATCGCTGTTAGATATCCTATCTTCTCTTTAGATTTAACCCATTTTCTAGGATAAAATATGGGAGTTCCATATCTAATCTTACCAATATAACATGTTGGTAAAATAAATTTAAACGGTGATAAATATATCTTTAAAAATGTAAAATTATTCATTGTTTTGTTTTAATTTGTGTTTAAAATAAGGGGAATACTAATATGTACTCCCCTATATTTTTATTAACCTAAGATATCCTTAAGTTGTTCTAAAGCCATACGCTTTTGATCTTCTTCACTTAAGAATTTAGATACTAAATCTTTAGCTTTATTCAACTTATCAAGTTGTTCTTGATGGCTTAAGATATTAATACGTAACTTAATATCTTCCTTACAGTCTGCTAGAGTAAAACCATTAACTGAGAATTCAGGATAAGGACTAACACCCAGATCTTTAGCTGCTTCGTCATATGCCTTTTCTTTAGCACAGATAGTAGAATAAAGTTTAATTAAATTGTCGATCCTCATTTCAGTTTTAATATCACCAAAACCATTTCCTAAAGAACCTGATGTCTTATAAACACTGTCTGTAATCTTCTTTAAAGAAGCTAATTTTTCATTGATTTTCTCTAAAACATCTGGAATGTTTACTGCTGGTAAATTTTCTTTGTCTTTCATGTGATTTACTTGTTTTTATTTGTTATTTATTTGTTAAAATATTTCGTAGTCATTGACTACTATAGGTGTTTCTACTAAACATCCTGCTGCTATTTCTTCTGGAGTAGCTTTCCTGAAATGTCCTTCATTATAATTCCAAGAGTAACCAGCGCTGCCTTCAAATTGAGCATAATTTCCGCTTCTTGTATCATGAGTTAATTGTACTACTTTATTGGTGAGTTTATCCATTTTATCCACCCCGATGGTACCACAATCCCAATTTCTACATTTACCTTTTTTAAACTTTTCAGAACTACCTATTATTGTTATATATTCTCCTTTTTTAAACATATTAAAATATTGAATAATCGTTATTTATTTGTGGTTCTACATTATGTACTTTTTTTACTAAAAAAATATCTTCATATCCCCAACTATGTCCTTTAGTGATAGCCTGATTCCAATATAAATCTCCACCTCTAATAAAACAACTTTCTATGGTTCTTTCTGAGGTTCCGCTCCAAGATCCTTTAATAATATCACCTGGCCCTAAACTTTGTGCTTCTTCTAATGTCATGTTTTAAAATATTTCATAGTTGTTATTAATTACAGATTCTGGTTGCTTATTTAATACATACTTCTCAAATTGTTCAAATGTTATTTCTTGATAACCATCTAAAATAGCTTTGTTACTACAATTTCCACCACAAAAAGATTTATCTGAAAACATTGTAGCAGCATCATCGAAAGAAGCGTTATTAGCGTTATTAGCGTTATATTTTTTGTTATTGTATTCATTTAACACTTTATGATTTTTCTTATTTCTAATTATAAACCATTTTTTAGGTAACTTATCTTCCATATCTAAAATATATTATAATCATTAATAATTTCTGATTTGGGTGTTACTAACACACAATTCCTGTAATCATGTCCACGATCTTTCTCATCGAATAGAGTCCAACCTACCCTACTTACAATAAATGGGTCATCATAGGTTTTACCAGCATTTGATCCGCCTTGAAATCTTACTACTTTATCACCTGCTTTAAATGGATTTTTATTCTGTGTTGTCTTCATGTTTTAATTTTATTTAAATGATTAATTGATTAAAAAATAGATGTCTCATAAGTGAATGAAAACCCACACGACAAGGGCTAGAGAGCACTTATGAGACTAAAGACCCTATTAAGCCTTTTTTCACTCTCTATTTTAATTTGATTGACTAGCTTATCTGCGCTTATACAACGTGCACCGTTAAAAGCAATTCGTTATATCCAGTTAAGGAGCTCAATGGCCCTACACCACGCCTTTGTATCAATTGCAGACTATCAGGAAGTGTGTTGTGACTTTCGACTCGACTCTATTACAGACTTCTTACTTCGTACACGGGTTGCTTGCGCCATCCGACATTTGAAGACTACGAGGCTATCCTCAGTTCTATTCAAGCCCACACACCGATAGCTTTACACTAGTCAATTGGTTGGTAGTTAGTATAGTTACTTCCTAGGAATAAATGTTTTCACTACACCTCCCACCCAGTGCACCCTCGTGGACTCGAACCACGCACCTACAGATTATGAGTCTGTTGCTCTGACCAACTGAGCTAAGGGAGCTTTGTGGACCCGAAGGGAATCGAACCCTTGTAATCATAAGTTATTAATTAATTTTCTACAAGTTTAGTATTTGTTTTTCTCCCAATACAGGATATTATATTTTTATTCAGACCAGCACTTAAATATAAAAACACACTAGTCTTGTTAGGTACAAGAACAACTAAACCTTGAGGTAGTTATCTACCGTTAAGCAGCCACAAGTTCCTCAACTTGTGTCTTTGCTAACATGTTGTTAGCTAGAACGTACTTAAGGTCTTGGATAGATCCAAGGCTTGAGTCTTTGTTGCCAAATACTCGGTTACCTGATAATTTATTAAACGCTGATATTATCAGACAATGCGTTACTTGCTTGTTAATTTATAATCAAATGACTCAAAACCTGGCGGGCCCAATTTGTTATTTATAATCTCAAAGTTAGACTTTCAATTTTCACGGTTTAAAAATAGAGACACGGCTGAACCCCATTTACGGCTGACATACCAATGCCCACTAGCCTTATAAGAATCGAACTTATCCACCGCATCTCTATTAACAGGAATCGAACCTGCAATCCTCTTTAACTCAATATAAGCAACATTAAAACGGACATACAATGCGTTCTACTGGTTTTAAATCATCCACAAAACAAGCCGTTCCGTTAATATAAATTGCCTTTTTGTTTCCTCTTAAAAACGGTTTAATTTCAATACCTCTTTTGGTGTTAATATATTTACCGCATTCGGTTAGACAAATATCCTCTGATATGAAGTGCTTAACATTGTAAGTATATGTAATTGAAATTGTTTCCATGTTATAAAATTACGCCAATCGAGTAGTTAGT